AATCAATTACTTTACGTTGTTCTAAATCAGTAATATTTTGTATTCTACTAGTTACTGATATATCATTTTTTATTTCTTCTGTACTCATGGCTGTTTATTGATTAATAATTAAAAAAAAAGCAGCTATCTTTCGATAGCCGCTTCCATATAACACATGCATAATCCTTCTTGCATTGTTTTTATACTACACGATGGACTACAATTAATTTTATCTGGCGGTTTAAATACCTCTGTAGAACCTTTAGTAGCTTTTGGATAATAGGGGCAGTTTATTTACGTGCAGCCAGATCCACAACACATTTTATTAGATAGAAGTATCTCTTTTGATAGTGGTGGAAATGACTGCTTTACTTGTTGTTTCATATTCATTAATTAATTTGCACATATTTATAAAATAATTTTGACTATATTTATTTTTCATTATATTGATATCTTTATGCACCCATTGTACATTATCTATAGTGTAACCTTTAGATGAATCTATTCTATCTAATGATGCGGTATATGATTTATCTTTTTGTGATTTTGGAAAAGTTAATTTTAATCCAGATAATGCACATTTTTTATCTTGCATTAAAAATAAATTCCAACTATCTTCTATAGTAATAGAGAGTTCTACAGGATTTCGTCTACCCTTCAATCCTCTTGCACTTCTTACTATATGATTAAACCAAAAATCTCCAGATATATCTCCATAACCTTTCCAATTAGGATGCATGTTACCTATAGGTTTATCACAACCGCATGATTTTGTATTACCTTGTCTTAGATGAGTAAGTAATATATTTGCTATATTTCCACATTCACATTCACAAGTGTATCTATAATGTCCATTTCTAGTTTTAGAATGTTCAGATACTATTTTTAGCTTACCATAAACTTCTCCAATTACATTTTGTTTTGTTTTCATATTTACTTTTATTTCTCACAAAAGTACAAAAAATAATTTATAAATTGTGAGAAATAAAAGTTAAATATATGTTAAATTTCACAAGAACCTCCGTGACAACTTACAGCTCCCATTTCATCAGCGTTTAAATATTTTGGTTTAGTTAATATATTACCTATATCTATAGGTTTAAAGTTTCTATTTATTGAATTCCATTTATGGTATAAATGAATATCTTTAATACATTCTATTAAAGTATTTAAATTACCTTTAAAATAATTTTTAGCATATTTCTTAGCTCTTCGTATTAAATCTTTTTTCATTAACACTTGTAAGTTATTTCCTGATAAAAAGTAATCTTTATCAATTATAGCATCACAAGCTTCCCATAAATCATCATTAAATCCATGTAATAAATCTACTATTAAACCAGATACAAATAGTACTCCATTATTATATTTTTGAACTAATTGTTCTAAAGTTAATACTTCTGTAAAAGGAGCTTGTCTATATATTCTATCACCTGTTTTAGGTAAGAATGATAAACCACTAAAATAATTACGATTTTCAAAAACATAATTAAAAGCTTCATCCCAATCATCTACTATTACAGTATTAGAAACATTATGATTTACTCTACTAGAATAACCTCTTGATCTATATGTTCCTGGTAATACCCAATGTTGTTGAACAAGTTTAACTTTTTCTAAAAACTCTATACTAGATATATCAGATTTAACTATAGCTTCTTCTGATAGTGTAATAGGTACATAAACCGCATAATCAGTATTATTAGCACTCCATACAGATTCTTCTAACATCTCAGGTCTATTTTTTTCTAACCATTGAGATACTTCAGAATCTTTATTTAATTGCATTATTCTAAAATAATTTTGAGAATGATCTGGATGTATTCCAGAAGGTGTTTGTAATACTACACTTGCATTACCACTAGGTTTTACAGTAGTAGCTCTAGCAGTAGGATTAATTCCTAATTTTAAAGCTAATGCTTCATTAACTTTTAATACTGCTTTAGCACCGGCTTCTAACCATTCAGGATTAAATAATTTAGGGTTATCAAACCATCCTGTTATAGATACACCTAATAAAGATTCCCAAGCAGTTAATTGCTCGGTATCTTGACCTAAAAATGGAAATGATACATATCCACTTTGTAATGTACCTATAATAGAAGCAGCAGTTACTCTATTAATAAATTCTTCTAAAGTATTAATACCTGTAGCATTTATTTCACATAAATTACAAAAACTAATACAAGAATTTCCTGTAGCTGGATTCCTAGGTATAAAACCAATTTCAGCACATGGATTAGTTAAAAAATATTTATCTTTAACTATAACAAATCCTGGCTCACCAAATTGTTTAATTGAATTAGCAAATCTATTATACTCTTCTCTAGTAAATTCTCCTTCTATAAGTTTAACAGAATTATTAGCTCTTCCTCTTTGAGGATTTTCTATAAACCAGTTACCTGTTTTACAAGTAATCATGTCTTCATCATCTTTATCAAACAAGCATATTAATGCGCTTCTTCTTAATCCTGCACTAAGTACAGCATCAGAAGCATGACATATGATATCATGTATATTTAAAGATGATAACTTAACTTCTTTGTTTGTTGATAATAAATTGTTAAGTAAATTCTCAATAATTTCTAAAGCTTTTTTAAGTGGCTCTGGACCAGGTGCTAAAAACTTTCCTGCAATTAGCGCATTTTTAGGTCTAATCTCGCTATAATCAAATCTTATACTTTCACTACCATTAAAAAAACTCATCATTAATTTATCTAAAGCTAATGACCAACCTTCTATACTATCTGGTATAATATAAGTTATAGTATTTTCATTTCTTGTTTTTATTGTAGGTAAATTATCTATAAATAATTTTTCTACAGAATACCCTACTCCACAACCACAAAGTAATAAATACATTATTTGTTTAAATACTTCAGGTCTATCTATAAAAGTAACAGAACAGTTTCCAGTAACTATACCATTATGTAGTACAAAAGAATGATCATCTTCTACTTCTAAACACCAAACTACATCTTTATGTGAATATTCAATATCAGAAACTTTCCAAGATTTATCCATATAATTTCTACAACCTTCATATAAACTAAAACTAATAGTATAAGGTCGTGTACCATAATTTGTTTGCTGACCTGTTAAGTTTGTTTCTGATAATACATAAACACCAGCTATAGGAAAGCAATTTCTTATAAATTCAATATGATCTAATTGAGAACTTTGTATAGAGTTAAATTGTTTTCCGCTTGGATTATTATTTTTATAACCATCTGCAGACAAATAACCATGTACAAATGCCCTAATTAATTCTGGTGAATCTATTTTAGGATCTGGAGCGGTTTTTTTATAAGTTCCTGTAGAAATAATTATATCTCCTTTTATAGATAAAGGAGAGCAAGATGTAAACCCCATTTCTAAAAATCTATATTCATATTTTACTTCATGATCGCATAGTCTTACTCTACTATAACCATTAGTACCTACAGAACCATCGCCATATACATAACCATAACACCAATATAACTGTTCGTTAACAGATGCGGTATCCCAATTAAATTCTATAAAAGTATCTGGTACTTGATATAATTTATTACCAATACTTAAATTAGTGGTTTTACTACCATCTTTTAAAAACCATGTATGATTTTTTGTAGCATATATTTCAGCTTTTCCATTTTTACCTTTTGTAAAATTGATTTTGTATAACTCTTGCTCTCCATACTTTTTTACTACTGCTTTTTTCCATTTACCAGTATGAGTTTTTACTATACAAACATCATTTTCATTAAAATCTTTAAAAGACTTTACTCCTTCTTTAGTTACAAATTTAGTATTTTGCTCAAAACAATTGAAGAGTCTAGCATTATGTTTAAAAATATCATTACCTCTAAATTGTAAATTACGTTGAGAGGCTAATATTTTTTTATCATATAGAAATCCTTTTACATAATTTAATTCATCTGTTATATCAACATAATGATATTTTAATTTATGCTGATTTAATATCTCATCTATAGCTTCTTCCCATGTTTCATAACGATGATATTCGTTATTCCATCTTAAATAATCTGAGTGAAGTTTTAAATCACTCAAAAACTTTTTACCTACATTTTTCATCTTATATTTATGTTTATATTTATGGTTAAAAAAAAAAGGGTTGCAAAAATACAACTCTTTTTTATATTAAAATAATAATTATTTTATATTAACAGAAGTTTAACTTCTGAAATAATTCTTTTAATTCCGTGTAATCAGTATTACCTGAGTATACATAACTTACAGGATGCGGTGCTTCTAAAACATTATCTTTATTTGCTATATATTGTTTAAATTTTTGAGCATCTTTTCCTAAAAGTATCCATTTTATATCTTTTCTTTTAAAAGATAAAAAAGTTATCAATAATCTTGTAAATAAAGCCCATAATTTTAAGTGTGAGCCGCTTTTACCTTGTTCTAGACTAAGAGCGCTATTAAGTAATAAAACTTCGTTAGAAAGCATCTTATTCTTAAATTCAGAAGGTTCAATATTTAAAGATTTACAAAGAATTCTTAAACTTGGATTAGTATAACCATTTTCAGTTACAAAACTTAATCCACAAGCTGAAGGTTCTCCTTTATAAATATTAGGATAAGGATCCATACCTAGCAAAACGTATTTGCAATTATCCATTTTAACTTCTCGAAAAGCTCTAAATAGTTTAGATTTTTCAGGTAATATTTGTTTAGTTTCATATTCTATTTTAAGATTCTTTATTATATTATGTAATTCATCTAATAATTCCTGGTGAGCACTTATAAAGTGCCACCAAGAATCAAAATGTAATTCTCCATTAAACATATTTATGAATTTCTAAATCTATAAAATAATATTAATGGTCTTAAAACATCAGAACTTCTTCTTGTTACTCGTCTTTTAAACATGTTTTATATATTTTTTAATTAATTTATTTAAATAAGAATGTAATTCTGGATTATTAGTTGTATAAAATTCAGGATGACCTTGTATTGCTAAAGTTTTAGTATTATTAAACCATACTATTTCAGGTTCTACAAAATTATCAGGATATTTTATATTTTGATTATCACCATTCCAATGAACTTTACTCATAATTTTTGGAGGATGAGCTATAATTTTATAATCTTTTTTATTAAGATTATAAGGATACATCATTTGATGATGTGTAGAACTCATGATATATTTTTTACCACTATCTACATCTATAATCATATGCTGTCCACTATGATTAGTAACATGTTGTATAAGTTTACCTCCACTTAATATACATGACAATTGTGCAATTTGTTATCCTACAGACTCTTTATTCTGTAGTTCTATAAATTATTATTCTTTATAGTTCAGACTATATCATATTTTTTAATGTTAAAATTAAGTTAGTTAAATAACTTAACATCATTAAAAAACCAGGGCGCTCTTGGAGATATTACTAGCATATCTAATAATTAGACGTAGCTTCGATCTCTAGTCGTTGCACTTTTAAAGTTATTTCTAACTAAACTTAGCTCATGATTGGCATTTCAGCGTTCCATGAATTCACCCTATTTAAAGAGGACCTACAATTTAATCCTCTACATATACCAATTTTAAATTTATCAGAATATTTATAAAATATTTCTTTTTCATACATATCTCTAACTGTGTTAATATATGTGTATTTACCTAAAGAATCCCCGTATAATGAAGGATCTACATCTTCTCCACCAGTAAACATGATAATATCTGCTTCTTTTGGTGTTTTTACTAATTCAGAATTTTCTATCCACTTACTATAGTGTATAGAAGTACCTACTATATATATTTTCATTTTAAAATAATTTTATAACTTCTAAATTAGGAATTTGTTTTGCTATACCACTCTTTTGAGTACAAAAGCAATTGCATCCATGTGCTATAACATTAAATTTATCTTGAAGAGCTAATTCTATTAAATCTCCATTTATTTCTTCATATTTCATTCTTGTGTTTGTGAATTATGATGATCTAATATTTTTACTTCTCGTTTATTCATTATAGGTAAAATATCATTAGATAAGTTAAATGGTCTGTATTCACCATATAGACTAAAAGCATTTTCAGGACATACATCCATGCTTTTACCTATTGTAGTATGCTCTGCTGATGAGTGAGAATGCCCATATAAAAATAGTGATCCCTTATGCATACGATTCCATATAAAAGGTTTATAATGAAACATGCATATATATTCACCACCTACTTCTACTTCTAAGTAATCATGTATAGCAGAAAAGCCACCTCTTTGTATAGCATTTTCATCATCATGATTACCTCTTATAAGTATTATATTTTTACAATTTATTTGTTTTCTATACCAGTCTACAGGTTGCTTATTTAGATAAGCAAAATCACCTAGTATAAAGAAATAATCATCTTCTTTTACATTATTGTTTATTTGTGTAAGTAACTCTTGATCCATTTCAGGTATAGAACTAAAAGTTCTATAACCTTTATCCCAATTACTTATTTCTGGACCACAAATATTTTTATGACCAAAATGTTGGTCACTTTGTATCCATATTTTATTTAATGATATATTTAATTTTAATTTACTCATTTCTTCTAATTATTATTCCTAGACCTTTAAATATAAAACCTTCTTTTTTTAATCTTCTTCTAAGTGTATCTCTAGATACTTTAAGAACATCACATACATCTTTAAGATTTTTTAATTCTTTATACTTTAAAAATATAATATCTAATGTAACATTATTATTCCACTTAGGATTTAATTCATTTTTATAACTTCTTTTTCTATTATTTAAAATCTTTGCAATATTTTCTTTTGTATGTTTTTTTCCATAAAATGGATTATTAACTCCTACTGTTTGTCCTTTGCGCTTTTCAGACATAAGTTTTTTAGTTTTTTCACTATGCATTCTTCCTTTAGTATTTTTACTAATGTTGCAAATATTGTATCCATAAGAAGGATTATAAGATGTAAAAAAATTAAGCCAGTATTGTTCTCTTTTTAATAAAATATTAGTATTTTTTACATATTCTAATATATTAATAGAAAATACGTGTTTACCATATTTATTAAAAGACGCTTGTAAATATTTTGAATGATGTTTATTATTTTTTAATCTTGATAAATGACTTATAATTCTTTTTTTAACATCATAAGATGATCCAACATATACTTTATTATTTAGTTTATTTTTTATTAAATAAACTCCAGGCTTGTTCTCTAAATATTTATAAAATATAATATTATCAGTTATTCTCATTCTTAGTTTTTAAATAGTTAAGAATAATTTGTCTAACTAAAGTAGCAAACAATAAACCTTGTTCATCTGCTATACTCTTTAATTTGTTATAATCTTCTTGAGATATATAACTCTGGATTTGCTTCTTCATTTTTATATTTATTTGATGAAGTGCAAAGATACAAATTATTTTTAACTATTTTAAACTATTATGAAAATTTAACAAAAAATTAATATTTAAATATCGCTTGTAAAAAATACATTACTCATATAAAATGAATTTTTTTGTTTAAACTTTTAGCATATCTTATAGTATGCCATGTACCACTTCTTAATTCTTCTTTATCAGGATTTCTAGGTACAGCTAATAACATATCACATTCATTAACTATATCTTTATTTCTTTCCAAAGGTTCTTTAGGAACTGCTTGTTGGTAAATACCAGGTAATCTGCATTTAACATAAGCCGGTCTAACAAATTTAGGTATATCTAATTTATCACAAACTTCATGTATAAAAGTATCTAAGCCTTCGGCTCCACCATGTACTATATATTTTATATCGTTTTTGTTATCTATTAAAAACCTAAGAATTTGAGTTTTTCTTTCTACACTTATATCTGATTCTGTTCTAGTTCCTGTAAAACCTAATATCATTTAACTTTACATTTTTGATAACCAAATTTATTACACCAACAAGCGCTAAAATCATTAGTACAAATATACTTATAATCACAATGATTACATTGATTATTTATAGCATATTGATTTTTAAATTCAGCATCTTCTCCTTTAATTTTTAATTCTTGTTTCCAATTTTTTCTTATAATTTTCCACCATGTAGATTTTAACCATCTACCAGATTTTATTATTAGAGTTTTTTTTATTGATCTTGACATATAATTAATTATATAAATTCATATACTTGCTCAATAGATTCAAATATTGGAAGGTTATATGCTTTAGCTATATAATATACATTATAATATCTATAAAATTCTTTAGGACATATAATTATTAACTTTTTTTTATCAGCAAATAATCCTAGTTCTAAAAGACTTATTGGGGATTTACTATCTGGTAATAAATTCATTATTATATAATCTGCTTTGTGTAAAGCTTTAAATTCCCAATCTATTTGAGCATGTTGTTCTTGTTCTGTAGCATTATTATTCCAATTATTTCTTCTTGGATTAAATATTACTAGTTGTTCTGATCTAGCATGTTCTTTTTCTAATATTTTATCTATAAACTTAGACTGCCAATCTTCACTATCTCCATTATCTATAGTACCTGCTAAAAATATTGATTTAGATTTACCTTCAAGTTTTAAAGGTGGAGATTTAGGTGTTAGAATATATATTTTTGTTTTCATAAAATTAATTTAACATTCACCTATAGTAATGTAACCACTAACTAATTTAATATTAGTGGCTACAGGTATTTGCTCTAATATATCTTGCTCATAATTTAACATAAAATTTACAAGATCATCATAAGTATCGCTTATAACATCTTTTACTATAAGTTGATGATTAACTATAAAACATACTCGTATCATTTATTTCTATAAATTTTAAGTACTTCTTTAGTTTCTATATCATATTCACAAATAAAACCATGAGTATATATATTAGTCATATTACCATCTACACAGCAACTTGCATTTACGAACCATGTATCTCCGTTAAAAAATACTCCATTATTTTCAGGATATTTATTATTATGTGAAGAATGGATATGACCAAAAACATGTAATTTTGGTTTTATTTTAATAACTCTATGATATAAGCTTAAATCACCACAATGTTCGTAAAATATATTTTCTCTATAAACACTATCTAAAATAAATTTAGGAGGACCATGAGTAATAAGAATATCACATGGTGGAATATTTTTAGCATGAGCTTCTTCTTTCTCTTTAGATAACATAAAATACCAATCACTAAATTCAGGAGTATATGGTGTTCCATAAATCTGATTTTTATAATATTTATAAATATCTTGTTCTAAATATTTAAAAGAATATTGAACAAGATTAAATACTTTATTATATAAAGAATAATCATGATTTCCAGCGATTAATAATTTATCTTTTATTGGTAAATTGTGATACCATTCAAAAAAATCGCTAGCTTGGTCATAATTCATAAAACCTTTACTATTAGTACTATCACCTGCGTGAATAACTAAATCAACTTCTGGAACACGCAACTGCTTGTGGTTACAATGTGTATCACTAATTAACCAAATTTTTTTAATCATATAACTTTATCTTTAAAGTTTTCTAAAATCCATTTTGAAATTTCTTTATATTGATTATATTGATTATCTATATATTCTAAGTTTTCTAAAGTAGGTCTAATACTCATAGGACTATCTAAATCTTCAACAAGTTCTTTATAATCTCTGTTTAAAACTCTACATTTAGCATCTTTTACTTTAGAATCAAATAATTTAAACTTAATGTCGTAATTATTAAATTCAGATATTTTTATCCAGTTTTTAATATAATCTCTAGTAAGATTTGTATTATCAATTATAATATCAGCTTCTTTAGCCGATAATCTTAAAAACATATCATATTCAATAGTATTAACTATAGGTTCTACATAACTTACTCTCTTACTATTGTAATATCCTACTAGATTTTTAACTAATACTCTTCGTATATCATCTCTATTTATCCTTAAAAATGAAGGATTTAATGCCATAAAATTTTCACTCCATGTAGATTTACCACTTCCTGATATACCTACACATATAATAATATGTTTCATGTTTTTAAATTAAAAAAATGGAGGGAAAACCCCTCCTATAAGTTATTTACTAATGATTTGTCTAATAAATATTTATGATAATTATTATTACTACTATGCTGATTTTTTAAACATATCATTGTTGTAGGATTTTTTCCATAACCTATTGGAATTTGCATTGCATAATAATATTCAAAATTTTCTAATAAGTATGGAACAAACTCATCATTAGTTATATCAAATAATACTGTTATATCACATTCTTTTAAAACGGTTATAAAAAGTTTTTTAAACTCTTCCTTAGTAATATCAGGAATTTCTTTCCTAATATAATACATGAGAGAATTAAAATTTTGAAAAATATTTATTTTACAATTAGTTGTTTTAACAAAAAAAGCTCCAGTATATGTATTATTGCATAATATTTGATATTTATTAACTGCAAATTCTACTCTAAGCTTCATCTTCGATGTTGTACTCATTATCTTCTTGTTGTTTAGATTCTTGTAATATAAACCCTTTACTTTTTAATTTATAAGCTTCATAACTAAATAAAGACTCTTTACGCAACACTATTCCTTCTTCTGGTACTTTATTAATACACATATAACAATCTTTATCGTTATAAGTTTTTTCTAAAAACTCTAAAAAGTTTTGTCTCCAAGTTTTTATATTACCATTTTTACGAATAGGAAATAGATCTTTAGCTTTACCATAGTACATAAAAGTATCAGAATATAATAAACCAACAGAATCACAAAATTCTTTTATTTGTAAATCTGTTAGATAAATTACTTTACCGTCAGGATTATTTACTGATATTTTATATACATAAAATTTATGTTCTCCTAATTTGCAACCATAATCATACTTTTTTTGTATAGATTGACCTGAAGGCATAAATCCTATAATCTCACCATATAAAGTCCAATTTTTAGGTATTAAATGAGATATCTCATTTTTAACAACTTTCCATATATCTTCTCCATAATACCCTTCTCCGCTTTCTAAATTAATATTTTTATTTTTAATTACAGTTCTAGAAGAGTATATTATATCATATACAGTTGTGTTAATTTTAATACCTATTTTCATTAAAAATCTTTCCCACCAACTTAATTTTCGTAACGTAGGAATATTAGCAAAAACAGCACTTGTACCATGCTTTTTGTAATGAATTCCTATAATATCCTCTGGTTCGATATTTTTAATATTATGTCTTAAATTAGATGTATTATTATGAAGAATAAATTGGTTATCAATTAATCTATTAAACTTAGGACTTTTAGGTTTTGCTAGTGTATTAGCAGGACCTTTTTGTTCTACAACTATAAACTTTCTACATACTTCTAACCCATTTATAGAGGTAAATGACTGACCTTCTTTTAAATTAAATACATCTTCAGATATATAATCCAAAGAATGAATAGGCATAAACATACCATTAGATATAACTCCTCTGAGTTTTATAGCTTTTACTCTTCTTTGTCTTGAAGATATATAACCTTTTTCAGAAGTATCTAAATTTTTATTAGGATCATCATATAAATTGTTAAGTTTACAATAATCTTCAGATAACTGCGTTCCAGAACAAAAGAAAAGACCTAAATCTCCTACTTTAGTAGATTTACTAACTACTACACTATTACCTTCTACTATTGCAAGTTGTATTTTATCAGCACCTTCTATAGGAATTATATTAGATACTTTACAAACTATTCCTGCATAATTTTCGCTATCTTTCGCTATTTGTAAATTCATAAATGATTTAATCTGATTTTTAATAATAACTCTTTAACCATATTAATATTTACTTCTCTTGGTAATTTAGAAGTTTCATATAAACTTTCAACTTCTAATTTTAATGATTCAGATAACTCTATGATGCTATTATATGAAACTTCACCATTTCTAATACTTAATAATAAATCTCTTTCAGGTCGCTTTAATAGTAAACCTTTACCTAAAAGTAAATCTTTACATGTAAGCAATAATCTAACACAATGCATCATATTTTTTGTATCATATTCATCATCTACTTTAGCATTATCTTGATATCTAAGAGGATTACGTTTTTCTAACCATTCTTGATATTCTCTATAATCTTTACAATGAGTAGAATAAGCATTCCGATCAAAACGTAATATATACTTTCTATTATAGTTTTTAGGTATAGATGTTAAACAAATATCATTAGACTCTTTATTACATATTCCTGCGTTTCCTTCTTTAAAATAATACATAGCATAACAATCAGGAAAATTATTTATAGACGCTAACCCCCAATGTCTAAATTTATTAAATTCGTTTTCTGGTATTTCAAAAAAATCTTTAATTTTAATAGAACTTTCATTATTTAAAAGTATATAACAAAAATCTAATGGTGTTTTACGTTCCATTCTGGATTTTTCCCAATTAGTTTTTTTATTCATACCTTTAGCTTTTTGAATCTGACTATGTGCATATCCATTAAAAGTATGTTTTATTTTTTTTGTTATATATTCTTGAGGATTAGAAAAATATTGTTTCCATAAATTTGTAGTATAAAGTATCTGATCGCTTCCTATAATATCTAACATATTAGGGTTAGCTTTACATAATAACTCTATAAATCTACCAATTTCATAATAAGTATGATCTTGTTTATCATCGCTTATTTGTTCAATATAATTACCTTTTAATATTTCTTTTGTAGGTTGTATATAAACACCTTTTACATCAACATCACTACCTTCTTTGTTAGTGTTATATAAATGTGAACCTACTATGCATTCATGAATTATCCATCCACTTTTTTTAAGTTGATTAAGATTCATACTTTATTAATTAAAAGCATTTATTTTATTATCAATAAAATATCTATAAGACATAAATCCTTTATAAGGTCCACACCAACCAAAACTTCTCTCTGAATATATATTATCTCCATCAAGAGTATAATCAATTACTTCACCATTAGTTTTTAAATAATCATAATATTCATTATAACCCATAACCTTAGCGCAATGTTCTAGTGGACTACTATGAGGTGGATCATAAGCTATTAATTTGTCATGTAACTCTACCCATCTAGAATAATCTTTAACAGCTTCATTACTTACTACTGTATAAGAAGTATGAGCAGCCATAGCTGTAGATACTTTAACTTTATATTTATCCATTTCATACCCTTCTAACTCATTCCAAAAAGCTACTGTAGGTCTTTTATTATTATTATACCAATCTTGTAAATTTATCTTATTCTCAAAAGGTATATGCCATTCACCAGTTTGTAATTGTTTGGGTTTACTTTCATTAACTGAATCCCAAATAGATTCAGCTAAAGCCATCATGTGAATTTCGGCTTGACCTTCATTAATTTTTAACCAATCTACTGTTGAAAACTTTTCAAATATTTCTAAATTAATAGGGTTACTATGAGCAGCAATACAGTCTTTTTTACTTTTATAGCGAAAATGTGTATCTACTGGAAAATGATATTGAGGACATCTTAATTTAAAAAAATTATCCCAACCTTCTCTACTACCTGTAATTAACATAGTAGTCCACATAAAAGGTTCAAGAAGTCTATTGCATAGTTGTTTGGTTACTCCAACCTGCTCATTATTATGTTTAGCATAATCAATAGCATAATCTCTTGCTCTTAACCAATTGGCTTTTGCTAACCAAATATCGTTTTCATCATTAATATACTCACTACCTTGCATTCCTTTATGTTCTTTTTGCCAAGCAATAGGTATAAAAGGATCATTTTGCACAGATTCTACCATTTTATTAAATGGTATAGCTCTACTACTAGATGTATTCTTAGAAAGCATACGATGTGTATTAACTTCAGCAAGAATAATTCTAGGGAATGTAACCAATAAGCTAATAAGTCTATCACCTTGTGGTGATAAACTATCAGCTACTACTTCTGCTTTAATCATATCTTATTTAAAATTATCAAAATTAAAAATTCTTTTATAACCTACGTTATATTTTCTATTATGAGGAGCATCCATTAAAAATGTACATATACCTGATGCATTTAATTCTATAAAATTCTGCCATTTATCATCTATAAATATATCAATATTTGATTTTATAGCAGTATCTACCTTAGATTCATTAGTACCTATACTATGCACAGGAGCATCAGGAAATCCATTATCATGTAACCATTTTTTTGTTATCTTACTATCTATACTTCTACTAGTTATATAAACGTGAGGTTCAAAAGGAATATCTTCTGGTTTAATAAGCGTAGGCATAGTTAACCAAAAGTTTTCATCATGTTTTATTGCTTCATAATGTTTTTTAATAATAGGATCATTCCAATGTGTAATATTATGCAAATCTATACCTACAGTATTACATAAATGTAAGTCAAAATCAGCAAGTACACCATCTATGTCTAATCCTATTTTTAAAGAGTTTAAATATGAATGAGGTCTATCATCACCTTGTGGGTATATTTTATAATACGCAGTAAGAAAATGAGCATTACACGCCACATGAGCAGCATGCAATAACCCAGATTCTGCATCATAATCTTCACCCATCTCAATAGCTGCAATATGACGTTTAAGTGAAGCAATTATATTACTCCACTTCATACCTTTTTCCCAATTGCGTTCTGCATATTTTTCTGCTCCCATAGTTAATACTTTAACCATTTCTTGATGAGCATCAGGATGAACTAAATCATATCTTAGTTTACCTTTATTATATCTTAATCCTTTATGTTCCATAATTATTGTATTTCTCGATTATCACCATCTCCGTGTAAAGTATCGGTTTCTCTCCTTTTAATTAATTTATCGTAATTCATTTGAAGAATGCTACCAATATCTTCTTGAGAAGTATATTGGAGTAATCTATTCCAAACAATAGTTATAAATCTAGATACTTCTTCTTTAGGAATTTCTTTATTATCTCTATAAAACTTTTTAACTTTACCTGCAAAACGATAAAATAAAAACATATCCTCTTCATAATCCGGGTTTAAAAGTGTTATAAATACGGTTTCTAATGGTATTTTATAAAATACAGCAAAAGCTGTAAGATACCATATTACGTCACCTATTTCTTTTTTTATTTCAATATCAGAAGCATTATTTTCTATTTTTTCAAATAATTCAAATGTTTCATCTATTATTCCTAAATAACAGTAAGCAACATCAAAGTTTTCTACTGTTCTAGGATATACTGCTGTTTGAGCTATTATTGTTTCATATTTTTTTAAATCCATAATATTTTTTATTTTCTATTTGTTTAAGCATAATATCATATAAATCTAGGTTTGGGTTATTAGTTTGCAATAACTTAAATAAACTATTAAATACTTTAGTAAATAATGTTTTTTTATTTTCTCCTACGTTTAAATCTTCTTTTAAGTTTAATATAAAAGTACTAATTATTAAATAATCATACATTTTTTCATCTTTTGATTTAAGATTAAAAACTTCTACAGGTCTTAAATCTAAAATGTTGCAAAACTTTAAAATATTTAATGTTAATTTTTCAGTTATTGAGTTAAAATTATCTGTTAATATATCTACGTCTTTAGTATTAGATAACTGTATCTTTATTGCATATGATCGAATATTCTTTACATAATCCGTATGTAAAAGTAATAATTCATTAAATTCTTGATTCGATAATTTTTTTGTCATCCATATATAATTCAAAAAGATCTATAAAAAAAGGTATTAAAAGTTTTTTATCTACTGCATAATTTAACATATCAATAGAATCGTTAAGTACTGTATTAACAAATACTCTAAAATTCCAAATACTATTATAAGGAAGAGTATCAATATTGGTATTTAAATATGTATATATAGTCTCAGCAACGTTCGATAACGAAAACACTTGATTAGTAGCATATGAAGATTCTGTAAAATCACCTTCTACATAAACTAAATCTTTTATTGTAGAATGCTTTAATAATAACGTCCATACTATAAGATGCTCTACTTTTTCAATAAATTCTTTTGTATCTTTTACATTTTCATCATTATATTTTGAATAAACATCTGAATATAAAGATAAAAATTTAACAAATATAATAGCAGAAGAAGATTTTCTATCCGAAGCAGATAAATGTTGTTTTCTAAAACTTTCTAAAAGGTCATATAATTTATTCATTAGAATATGTTTCTTTTTTTTTATTAAATTGTGAATAATACTCTTCAAGCTCTTCTGAAGATATGCTTGTATCTAAACCAAAAGTTTTCCTAATTATATCTTCTAAACTTTTTTTCTTTTCTATTATTTTAGATGGTATGTTTTCAATATATAAATAATTTAAAACATCATCTTCTGTTAAGATATAACTACCTACATATTTAATATATTCTTTATATTTATCAGATACTTTTGAATACTGAGAATTTTCAATTAACTTAATATCGTTTAAAAATTCTTCAGGAATTTTTAATTCAATTAATATATGTTTTTCCCTATAAACGATAGAATAAAAATATTCAGAATTTATTATTAAATCTAATAAATTATTAATAGGTTGTTGAACTTGAGCTTTTAATTTACAATCTAGTAATTTATTAGAATCAAATAATAATTTTAAAGTACCATTAAACCCGTTAGTATTATACAAGTAAGTATTAATCAAACCATATTGACAAAATAATCCTTGAATAGAATAGTTTTGATTATATCTATTTTTTACGTGTTGGATAATTTTTTTAAATATAGGTAAAATTAATACTAAACTTGTATTATACTTTTTAAATATCTTTTCAAATTTCATTCTTCTTCTTCAACATCTCTGAGATTAAAAACAGTATAAGATTTATTAAAATGTTTTTCAGTAATAAGTTTTTTATATTTTTCAGGTATAGATAAATTAGGATTTAAAGTAAAATATCTATTAACCATATTTTTAGTTATAGGTAAATAAAAACAAGTATCATCTAATATAGCAGTAAATATATCAGAAAATTCTCTTTTAATTATTATACCATTTTCTAGTACTGCTATGCTACCAACATCATCATTTTTTAAAAACATATTTTCCATATCTAAGTATACAGAATCTAAGTTCATTTTTAATTTTAAAAAAGATGATTTATCAAGTTTAGCTGATAATTTTTGTTCATCACCATCAAAATGATTAAAAGTTACATAAGCAGAAGATGTAGAAGATCCTGAGTCATAATTGTTAGTATTTAAATCATAAAGAGATTCTTGCTCATTTCTATAATAATCATTTCTTATATGACTATTATAATGTACTATAGAATTAATAATAAATGAACTTAAAAGCTTTTGTTTAATATCATCGCTCTCGTCAGTTTTATACAAATAATCAAAAAAACTAGTTGTTTTATCATATTTTATAGATTTATTAAAATATTTACTTTTTTCTATTAACTCGATATGGTCACTAATTAAATTATTTTCTGCTAAATATTTAATATATACATTATAATCTAATGATACTAATTTATTATATATATCAAAATTTATAGTATCAGGAAATAAATTATATGGTATTATATTTTTAGCTAAATCTAAATCAATTTTTGCTATATTTCTTATATCTAAATTTTTTATATGAAATAAGTTATAGAAAAAATCTTTTATAATTACAATGTTTTTGTATACTGTAGATGATATTTCATCTTTATGATATGAAATTACATCAGATAATTCTATCTTTTTTTCTTTATTATTTATTACTGATACATGATTTGTAGCATAATTAATTATATAATAATTAACAAGTAAAAATGTTATAAAATAATCAAAATTAGTAGTCATTTGTAAAGGTCTTACTTCAATAGTTTTACTATTAGAGTTATTACAAATAAAATTAATAAAATTGATATTATAATATCTTCCTAAAATATTCCATTTATTATTTCTATCTTTATATTGTCGTAAGTCTTCTTGTGATAAATTATCTAATTTTAATAATTGATAAATCTCTTTAGAAGTATTATTTAATAACTTAGGAAGATTTTTGCAATGATCTTTATCTTTGCTTGCTAAATACCTATAATCTTTTCTAAAGGGCGCAATTATAAAATTTAACTCATCTTGTAATCTTTGGTATAAGTTATAAATAGCTAATAAATTATCATCACTAAAAGGAATGTTACCAAAATGTATATGAAGAGAACAATATTCATCAGAAGTTGTCATACATTTTAACAATGTTAACATCTTATATACATAATGTAAATTATTAGCTGTAAAGACTTTAGAAGTATACTCAGGACCTTTAATTGATCCATCATATAATTCAGCAAAATGTAACTTTTCTGCTTCTATTTTTGGTATTACGCTACTAGAAGTTTCTAACTCAATTCCAATAGTTGTATTCTTTAATATATTTGATAATTTATTTGGAATATTAACTATAGGTTCATTTACAATAAACGGATAACTACGAATTTCATATATTTTATTATTAGGTTTTTTATATTTGGGAAAGTTATTGGTAGCTGTTAAATGATAATATGCATTTTTATAGAAAATAAAAGAATCTATATTTTTTTCAATAATCGAAAGACATATAGATTGATAATTACGATTTTTAATATTATAATAATCAACTACTTTACTACTAAATTGTATAGTATTGTCTAAACCTAAATAAGCTTTAGTTTTCTTTTTTACTTCATACTCATTAGTATATGTATCAATAACTACCTCTGACATAGGATACCATCGGTTTCTTATCTTTTTTTTTAATATCTTTTTCATACAAGCGCTTTAAATGTTTTTACTCCTACAACCTCTTCATAAAAAGTAATCAATGTTGGTACATCTTCTGTTACTTCTGCATAAACCAAGCCATTAACTGATTTATATATGACAACATGTTTACCTAATATATCATTATATACATGCATATAACTTGCTAAATTTTTAAATATACTAGATCTATATTCTTTATCTACTAATTCATTTAATTGTTGAATGTTTGTACAAGATTCAATTTTTTCAGTAAGTACCGAAATAGTATCAGATATTTTTAAAGAATTTGTTATATTATAGAAGGCAATTCCATTGATAAATATTATAGGTATATAACCATTATCAGGTGGATTATGTGAATATTTATTTTCAATAATAAAATCATCATTTATTTTACTAAGTTTAAAATAGTATGTACCATTTAAAATAGCTCCTTTAGACGATGTATATTTTGCATAATTATAAGAGTTTATATTTGCATTTACACCACAAGAATATGGAAAATTAAAATCTAATAAAAGATCTTCTTCTTCTTCAGTATTATCAACATCAAATGGTATCATCATTTGACTATCTGTTTGATATTTTGCTTTATGTTTTCTACTTTTTTTAGATTCATATTTATCGAATTTATTAGCTTTTCTTTTAATTAACGTTTTAGAATTTAAGATTAACATATGTAATGGATTAATCTTTTTAAATAACTCTTTAACGTTTTGCGATGCTGTATGAGCAGTTTCTGCTATAGTTTTAAATTCTCTTTTATATTCAGTTTTGCTAAATAGTTTATTATTTTTAAACGTTATTAGAGTATTATTATCTACTTCATAAACATGTTTATTAGGAAATAATAAACTTAGTACTATTTCTTGAGAATGAAAATACCAACCATCAGCATTTTCTATATAATACATCGGTCTTTCTACAATGTTATTACTAGCACCTTTCCATACAAAAAATGTATCACCAGTATAACCTAAAAATGCAGCAGCACCTTTATATTTGGTTAATATGCGATCAAAATCTTGTCCGTTTCTTATAGCTTTAAACATTGCTAAACCTAAGGCGTGAGAATCTATAGTTGCTAGTTTTGAATCTCCTTGAATATTCCAACTATCAATCATATTTCTCCAAGCGTCTAAAGTACCATTATGTGCAAATACGAAATAATTCTTTTTATCATTTGGCATATACCAATGAAAAGGGTGTGCATTATCATAAGTATGAGTACCGTAAGTACTTTTTCTTGTATGAAATATTATAGGTTCTGATGTTAATCTATTTGTGATTTTTTTTTTATTAATCTCAATAAAAGTTCTAGCATCTGATTCTTTAGCTATACCTTTTTCTACATAATCTCCTATACTAATTCCACAAGAATCAGTACCTCTATTTTCATTCATAATTCCCATTGCAAATATAAAATCTATATTTGCCATTTTTCCTTTTTTGGGATAAAAACCAGCAAGTCCGCACATGTTAAAATCTTAAAGCGTTTTGGATTTTTTTGTAATTTAATTGATTAATATTTCCATAAATAGGTGTTGATACTTTAAATAAATCGTTATTTAATTTAAGCAACTCATTTCTTGATAAATGAATTATAGATAGTACATCGTTAAGTATTTTTTTATTAACTAACGCACTATTCATCGCTAGAAAATTAAAACGCAAAGAAGCATCACTACCATCTACACTATAATTACTACCATTTTTTAATAATTTTTCTAATAATTCTGCAAACGTAGTAACTTTTGTTGGTGTAGCTTGCAAATAAGTATGCGTTGGTATACCTCTTAACAAACCTAATACAAGAATTTTAGTATGTTCAGTTGTATTGTTATCTATATAATCAAAATATATTTTAAAATAATTTTGATAATAATATAAATGACGAAATAAACAAAAACCTAAATATCTATAATAGGATGACTCTTTGTATTTTTTAGGTACTAATAATTTAAACTCATAATGCGGAGTCATCTCATTATTATTTTTCCATTTTAATTTACGATTATAAACAGTTACACTAAAAGTAAAACCTATTAAAGATAATTCTTCTAAAAATCTTTCTAAAGAAATATTCCAAAAGTTTAAAGTTTGATCGGCAATTGATTTATCTACATAAAATTTAGGATCTTCACCTTTATGTCTAGAATTTTTATACCAACCGTTACAGTCGTATTTTGTGTATAGACGAACATCACTATTTTGTTTTATTTTAGCATAGTTTTGAGAACTTACTATCATAATTTATAATCTTTATAATCACCTGATTCTATTATTTCATTTGCTTTTTTAGGATAAAAATATAACCATGCTGGTATTATCTGATTTCCTATTTGGATATCAGTTATTTCTCTTTTATACCAGTTAGGATGACCTTCTAATGAATCTATATTTTTAAAATCATTATCATCTACTTCATATACTTCTACTACTACATTATGTAAAGGATCTTTATGTACAAATGGAATACCATTTGCACTTAGTGTAAAACTTTCTACAGTTTTCCCTGTTCCTATAAATTTTGAATTTTTTAAATACCGGTGATTACCAAAACCGTTTCTTAGTGTACCATAAACAGCTAACTTACGCGTTGTTCCAATGTCCATTTTTTATTAATTTATTTTTTAAATTAGTTTTTAATTTATCGTTATATAAATCATAGTTTAATAAATATAAATCATCAAAATATCTATCATAGATATCATCTATATTTTGAGTATTTTTTCTAATTAAATTTATACCATTATTTACAAATTCAGGATGATTATGTATACCTGCACCTAAGCTTCGATATTCTATTCTATTAGCAGCTTCGATATGAAAATAATGCTCTTTAGCTTTAATTCTATGTTCAGATAAACTACCATATACTACTTTTCGTAATTTATCAGTTTCATCTTTAAAAATAGCTGGAAAACCTAAAAATACATCGTTTAAAACTATAAATTTAAATAAATCTTCTCTACTATAATTCTTATCCCATCCATAATGAATATGATATGAGGATGTTCTTAAATTACCTACTTCTACTGGAGAAGGTCTATAAACTACATCTTCAGAATATACAGAATATGCAGGTTCACATCCAAACTCCATTGCTTCTTCAGAGCTTAATTCTCTATCATCAAATTCAGCAGATGATGTTATAGCCAACTCTAAATCAGGATCTATAGATTTTAACCAATCGTTAGTTTCTTGTATGCATTGATCAATTAAAATCTTTAGCATCCAGTATTCAGGTACTGGAGGCATATTAAATTCTACAGCAACATTATCTTTTAATTTAAAACAACCATCTACTAATGGTATTTTTAATACTTCTGGTTTACTTTTAGTACCCTTTAAAAAAGGTACTAAACTAATATATTCACCTGTTTTTACGTTTCGAGCAAAAAATTCAGGATCTGCTCCAAGTATAAAATTATTCATTTGTTATTTTTCTTAAATTTTTAATATCTAAAACTATCAGGTTCATATTAGAACCATTACCATTTTTATAAGGTTGGTGTGAAACTATTTTTAATTTACTCAATGAGTTTTCTTTCATAAATTCAGTTAATTTGTTAAAGTAGATATAATTTATGTCAATTATTACATAAGGTCTACCTGTTTTATTATATAATTCAAAAAAATAATTATTTATATAAGTAGATGATTCTGTTAACAAGTAATTACAAAATCTAATTGTAATATTTTGGCAATTACCAAATGCGCCTGTCCATGCTACAAATACTTTACTATCTACTTTATAAAAACAATATTCATCAAAAGGTGTTGCAATTAAATTCATTCTTCAAGTTGATTTTGTTTCCAAAATAAACTACTAGCCTTAGTAAATTGTTTATAATTCCAATGCAATCTTCTATCGTCTCTTCTTAATAAAAATTCCCAATATTTAGCCCACATATTAGCAACTTTAGGTGAAGTATTTAATGTAGGTGCAGTATTTACTTCTAAAACATAAGCTACTCCATCTCGTAACATTACATCTACTCCTCCCATATCTAAACCTAAAGCATTTACTGCTTTAATGGCTTCTATTAATACAGGTTTTAAATTTTCGTTATCGCTTTGCTGTTGGCCTACCCAAGTAAAAGGATCATTTTGATTTATTGCTCTATTCCAAGCAATATTACCATTATTAGGATTATGTTTTTCCATTAATGCTAATACCTTAGAATGACCTACATGTACTCTAAATTCTCTTTGTTTATTAATAAATTCGCTATAATACCAACCTTGTCTCCAATGTTGTCTTAACTCATCTTTTGTTTTTAATATTACAAAGTTTTTACCTTTAGAATGTACTGAAGGTCTAGCAATTACCCAAACATTATTCCAATCATTAACACTTTTTAATAATCTCGGAGTAGATACGTTGTTTTGCTCAAATATTTCTCTACTTAATTTTTTATCAGTAGCATTTTTAATAGATTTAGATTGATTATAAACTATTAAGTTTTCACCTTCAATCTCTTCTCTAGTTCCCCATCTAATTAATACAGTATTATTAAAATTAAATGTTTTCATTTTTAACTGATATAGTTGTTTTTCATTATATACATTTGGATCTCCAAACACTCTATAATAAGATACAACTTTACCATTTCTTTTAGTAAATCTTCTTCGTTGTACTAATACAATAGGGTTTTCACGATTGTGTTGCACTTTAGACCAAACTAACTTAGTACTAGGTCTTCCATGTTGAGCTGTTAAAATTACTTTATTTTTCATTAATCACAACTTTTAGATCTTATAAATGTTATTGTTACTTTATTATTGTTAATTTCTCGCTTTGTTTCACGAGTTCCGTATCCTGCAGGAGGATATTCTCTTAAATATTTATTAACTTCTTCATCTACTAATTTTAAATCACAAGTTATAGACTCATGTATTCTCATTTTTTATTCTTTTAAATTTTTCATATAAATAATCTACTGGGTGTTTTCTAGGAAAATTCTCTGTATGGTTTACCCAACAAGCTAGTATAGTATCAACATGTAGATTTAAATCATCATATCTATCATGTTTAGCTATTTTTTCAGCTAAATGAGTCATACAAAACTCAAACCAATGTATAAATATGTCACAATTATCATAAAGGTCTGAATCATTTGTTTTTAAAAATCCTGTAAGCATATTTGCTTTAGATATTGTATGGTAAAATACAAAATCATATTCAGGAAATAATACTTTACACATTTCTAAAATCTTATCTTTTTGCTCTTCTGTAAGTTTAATAGACATTATCTCTTTTTAATTTTTGTTTAAATAATTCATCTAATTCCTTATAAGAGTTATTACATACAAATTCAAACACATCTTTACAGCATGTACTTAAAGGAATATTAAAGTAATTAATACCATACATATTAGTATATTCTATTGACTTTTTTACACCTACATCATCGTTATCATAATTTACATATATTATAGGATATTTTAATTGTAAATCATAAAAATCAAAAGGACTTATAAACATATTTTCCGTATGAGGAGCTATAGCATCATATCCTAATTTGTTCCAAACTATTACATCTTTATAACTTTTAGTTATGATTAATATTTTTGATTTACCTGTTAATTTATCTAAACCTTGTATATGATTTGATACATTTTTAGCATAAAATTTACAATGTTTATCTTTAGCATATGGTCTATAACCTTTATATATTGGAATTTTTTTATCAAACATATATATAAATAATGGATCAGATTCTTTAGATTGATGCCATACTCTACCATTATGTCTTATTTCTCCTGAATATATATCCCAATACAGTAAATCTTGTTTAGTTATATCCGCAGGTTTCCAATAATCTAACTCAAAAGTAAAAAATTCTTGTCTTATCTTACAATAAGATGTTGATTCAGTTTTAATTACTGATTTACTTTTGTTATTAGGTTCATTATTTAAATATACTTCTTTATAAATTCTTTCTAATGCTTCAAAATACGTTATATTGTATAAACGCATTACAAAATTGATAGCATGTTTAGGTCTATTATCTTCTCCAAAATCAGTCCATACCCATCTGTTTTTATAATAAGAAATTCGTAATGAAGGATCAGTATCGCTTCTCCAAGGAGCAGAAAACCAACTATTATCTTCAAAATCTCCTAAATAATGATAATATATATCTTCATCAGATACTTTACCATTTAAATCGCTAAGATTTACTTCAAAATCATTTATATCTATCATATAAAAAAAAAGCAGGAGGATTTCTCCCCCTGCTTATTAAAATTAATTAATAACAGATTTTAAAAATCCATACCTGTACCTGTAGTAGCTTTAGGAGTATTATCTCCTGCTTGAGTAACTTCTTCTACTCCTTCCTTTCTAGAACCTTGTATAAGTTCTAATTCATACTCACTATACTCAAAAGCTGGTTTACCAGCATCCATAGGAGATGCTACACCTTTGCCTCTAAATTTAGGTAATTTAATATACCCTTGCTTATCAACTACTGTTTTTAAGTATACAGGTATTCTTTTTCTTTCAATAATAGGATTAATAATCTCACAAAATTTTATTAAATATTCCTTCAAATCTTCAGAAGGTGGTACTTTTGCTAAATCATTATTATCTAAACCACAATTAGTTAATAAATGTCTTACATAACCTGAAAATACACGTATTTGCAAATTATATTGCTCTTCAGCAGATAAAAGTTTATCTCCTATTTGTTTATCTTCTGTAAACCACTCTTGTTTAGGTGGTAATAAGGTATCTGATAAAAACGCTATAGTACCATTTAACACTCTTTGAAAATTAAATTGTAATCCTAAGATATTACGATTTACTTCAATATTTCTTAAAACTACATTATCTACTGCAATTCCTAATGGGAAATCTACTTTTTGATTTCCACCTTCACTTTTTTTACTAAAATCAAACATACTTTATTTATTTACTATTTCTTATTAATTAATTTTAATTATAATATTCATCAATTTTTTCTACAATATATCCAAAATCATTTGGTATTGTAATATCTTCAAACATACCTATTGGACTTCTTGCTGGAAACGTACCATCATTATTAGTTACAAAACGATATTCCATTACTCCATTTGCTCCTTTTGTACAAGTAGCGTATAAAATAATATCCATTAAACCTTCGGGAGTTAAATAATTGTCTCATTTTTTGTAAATACTGTTTAATTAGTTTATTAATTACTTAAACCCAGTATATACTCTATATATTTCTATATAGTTTGGACTATATCTTTACTAATTTGTATTGATTTTTAATAATTTTATCTTTATTTAGATTTCTATATATAGTCATTAAACCTATATTACAAGCTTCTTTTACAGCCTGTCTACCTAAATAAATAGTTTCAATATTATTAACTATATCAATAACTTTTATTTTATTTTTTTCTAAAGATCTCTTTTTATTAGATTCAGAAATTTTTTTCTTATGCTCTTCTGAAAAAATTCTACCTTTTAAAGATTTACTTCTTTTTTCTAAAGTTTCTTTACTAGGTTTTTTACCTAATTTTTGTATTCTTAATAATTGTTTTGTTTCTTCTGTGTGATTTATTATATTTTTATCTCCACCTTCTGAAATATTTAATAGATTTGAATAACATTTTATCCAATATTTTTCACGTTCTATCCAATTATCTTCATTACAAATTTCTATTAGTTCAATAATAGGTTTTAAATCTAACTTTAAATATTTCAAAATCCAATTACACAAATGTTTATTGTGTTTATTATATTTTGCGTTATCAATATGTTTTGATAATCTATATTTTAAAGTTTTACTAGTAAAACCTATATATCGTATTTCTAAAGAAATAGGATCTTTTAAGCAATAAATAAAATAATTATTAGTATCTGCTGTTTCCATTTAAAGTAATTAGTTTTAAATGTACTCTCCTACAAAGGAGATAGTCTCTGAACGTTATCCCTATAAGGGATCTTCGCTGCTGATTGCCCATTTAATAATTACTAAACAAATTATTTAATTAATTGTTTAATAATTATACATATTTAACTATTTTTTAACATTCAAGCTTATCTTTACAGATTACTTTGTAGTTGTTAAATCTTTAGGGGTTTCCAGCAATTAAGCAGATAATGGCAGACATTCTACCATACTACCTACAGTTTTCATTTTAAACTCTCCATCTCTATCTTTTTCTGGATGCCAGATTACAAATACTTTAAGATCTTCTCTTGAGTTTTGTGCTTCAGTCATCCAATTTGCAAATGCTACACCAATATCTGTAAATTTATCATACCCTTTTTCTTTAGCTCTATTCATAAAGTCTAAACTCATGCTATATTGTGCGTCCTCAAGTACTATATTTTTAATATCAGGTCTATTATCTGATATAAAAGAAATAATTTTTGGTAATGATTTTACATCTTGTACATACATGTAATTACCTCCTTCAGAAATCTTTTTATCTTTAGGATACATGGTGTTAGCTCCTCTTACTGGCGGTTGTTTACCACTAAATGTTAATATTACAGTTTCTGCAGGATCTAATCCTTTAATACCGTAATCTTTGTTAGGGTAAATACCTGTACTTTTTCCTTTTGTGGGTTCTCCCACTACTGCGATACGTAATCCCATTTTTACTTATTATTTTTGTTGTTATAAATTTTTATTAAATTATCTAACCAATCTAATCCTGACATTGGTAATTTTAATTCTAAACATACTTTTTGATACATATTAAGCTCGCTGTATTCAGTCTTAGCTTGTACTTCTCCTTGTGAAGAATCATAGATTAAAATATCATTAGATATTGGTAATTCTACATTATTTCCTAAATTTGCAAAAGGATCTACTAAATCATACCTTTGTAAATATGATTTATCTGCTTTATATATTTTAAAATTAACTAAATCATGCATCCAATTCCCATTAGTATCTTTATCTGATTTAGATGGAATAACAATATATAAAGGTTTTCCATTTGCTGCTCTTTCCAACATATCTTTAAATACTGAAATTTTACTACCTTTTTTAAGTAAAAAAATTCCTACATTTGTTATATTAGAATCATGCAATCTGTTTTGAACTAGTTTTACTAATTCTTCTCTATTTATTAGTCTCATACTGCTACGCTAAAGTTTTTATTAATTTTACTTATATCTATTTCTTCTAAATGATTTTTATACAATCTATTTTTATATGCTAAAATAGATGTACCGGTATCTCTACCTTTTAATGTGTGTAGATAAATATATGTTCCTCTAGTACCACCTGGTCCTATATATGTTAATGGAAACCCGTTATATTCTACACCTGCTAATTTAGGATCTGTAGATCTTTCTACATACTTAGCAGGCTCATTTAAAATCATAACAGTATCGCATAATTGATATAATTGTCTACCATTCATCATATCTGTATATTGAGGAAACATTAATTCTCCTTTCTTTTTTAATCTTTCATCCTTCATCATAGCGTCATTTAATTGAGATATGATTATACAATTAAAGTTTTTATGAGTCATTTTTAAATGTAACATAGTATCTACTACTCTTTTAACTCGTTTATTATCATCATCTCTATCTCCTGCATCTATTAATAAAGAATGGTCTATAGCTACTAGTATATCTTTATCGGGACTTTTTTTACAAACTTCATCTATTATAGAATAAATTCTTTCTAGTTGAATATCATGTTCATAAAAATATATTGGTAAATTTTCTACATCTGTAAATAAAGATAAATCAACTTCTTCAGTAATTATTTCTTTTACAGGTTTACCAGATACAAAACTGTGTCTACGAGCCATTAAAGCTCTAGCTGGCATTTCTAAACTAAATACATGGCACTCCATTTTAGGATTTAAAATTGGAGCATTAAATATTAAGCTTAATAAAAAAGAAGTTTTACCTACTCCTGAATGACCACCAATTGCTGTAATAGTGTTAAAAGGTATTCCAGGCATTAATTCATTATTAAGATAAGTATATGGAGTCATCCATCCACTACCTTCTTGTAGTATTCTATCTACAAATTCTTTGTGCTCTTTTATAGCTTGTGATATATGTTTCATATTTCTATTAATCGTTATTTAAATATTTATAAAAATTAGCTTCGATCAGGTTTCATCATCCTTTCATCACTGCTATGTTGTATTTGTTTTATATACTCTAAATATTCTTCATATTTTTTTTCTAATCTAGATAAATATATTCCTTTATCATATTTAAATAAAAAATAAGCTGAAGTTCCAATAAATCGAGAATCTGTATTATTTATATAATCATTAGTTAAAAATAATATTTCATCTTCTGATATATCATATTGTGTTTTTTTTCTCCATGATTTATATCGCTTTTCTAAAACATGTACCGGATCTCTCCATTGTATAGGAAATAGTTCTCTATATTGTTTTAAAAACTCTGTAGAAGAATCTTCCATTTTTGATAAAAGCGCTTCAGTATAATCAGTTATTATTATAGAATCCCAAGTAAGGTCTTTATTGATTTGCTCAACATAACCTCTTGCTATTAAGCTAGCTATTACCTGGGGTTCTATTAAACTTATTAATTTCAATTTAGTTTCGTTCTTCATATATATTATCTCCTATTTTATATTGTTTTTTATTTTCACCTTCGATATTTAAAATATTTCCATAACTATCTACAGTTATTACTGTTGATAATCTATTTTTTCTTAGGTATACTCCGTTAATTATTTCATATTTGTTTATATTTTTATTTGTTATTGCAAAATCGCTAAAAATATCCATACCTTTTACAGGCTCATATCGTTTTACATTTAATGTTTTTACGTTCATATTTATTGTTTTAAATATCTGAAATACTATATTGTATCCATTTTTCTTGTTCTGTGTTATTATTAATCAAAATATCTATTTGTGCTTCATAATCAGGTCTAAATAATATAGCTCTAAATATTTTTTGTTGAACAGAGGCGTTACTACTATTAATGTTAGTTAATAAAACTTGATCTAAATTTTCATAAGTAACGCCAACAGTTGCTTTTTCAACAAGTATTAAGTGGTTAATTTTACCTTCTTGAAAAAGTTTAAAGTATTTATCTGTTTTACCACCATAGTAACAATACTCTGAACATCTTTCAGCCATATCTTTAGTAGCTACAAATACAAGAAATCTTTTTGATTTGTTTCTTTGTATATATTCTTTTATGTATTCGATTGTAGAATCTAAAGTATTTACAAATCGCATTCTTTCCAAACGAAGCATCATTTGTCTTTTACCACTACTTAATTCTATTCTATTAGATAAGTTATTATAAGTAGATTGTTCAGAAGCATAGAAACTTTTAGGTTGATTTGTTTTTTTATCTATATACTTTACTAATATATTTTTTTCTTGTGATAAATTTTTTTTTATAATAATAATATTATAAGGCGCTACGTTTTGATCTTTTACTGCGTCTTTTACTGTATAAGTATAAACACACTGCAAACGCAATAAGTTTTCAATTATATGACGTTTGTTAAATTTTTTAGGATAAGTACCTGTCATACCTATAATCCGATTATGTTTTATATTAGAAATATAATCGTAATACGTTTCGGTAATTTTATGTATCTCATCTAAAACAATCAAATCAAACTCTTTATCAATATAATTTTTTAAACTTTGATAACAAATAGCTTTAACATTTATACCTTGTATATCCCATTTATCTATTTCTTCATAAACACCTATTATATTAGTAGTATATGGCACTATCCATAGCACTTGAGATATTTTACGAGATTCAATATAATCCAATATACAAAGAGTTTTACCACTTCTTATTGATTTTATAATTAATGGATTTTTTACTAAATCTAATTTTTGTTGACAATCTAATTGTGCTTGAGTTAAAGGTCTCATATTTGATTTAATGCTTGATTAGCAAATATTCCGTTTATAGGATTTGCTCTTAACGTATAATTTTCTATTACAGTTTTCCGTATATCTCCACAAAACAAAATACCAATTTGTTTTTCAATATGAAGTTGACCTAATACAAAAAATAATTTTTCATTAGAAATTTTTTCATTTTCTAAAACAAATTTTTTTATATATGGAATAGATACTCCGGTATAATAACCTCTTATATTAGCAGTAGCAGATCCTTCATCTAATATTTCTAAATGACGTTTATTTATAGCATCTTCTACAAAATATTGTATTAATTTTTTTTTAATTTCCTCTATACTCATGGTATTTGGATTTGTAAATTAAGTTTGTAACTTTACGAATTTTTCTAATAAATGATTTATCTGTACTTTTTTTAGCATTAAAAAAATAAAATACATCGTAATTTCGATTGTTAAAATATATTACTTTTTTGATATTATTTTCAGAAATCTTCTCACTATTTTTAGTAGAGTATGCTGAAAGAACACTTGTAATAGAAATAGGATAATTCTCATTATCGCAACGATTTAAAATTGAAGAAATGATTAAATCTTTTTCATAATCAGAACAATAATTACATTCTGATTGTATAGTAGAAGCTATTAATAAATCATCATTAGAGATATAATCATAAAGATTTCTATTAATTAACGAACTATTAATAATTTCTACTGAATAAAAATTTAATATAAAAATAATTAAATATTTCATATTTTTAGATTGTTATCTAACCAAATTAAAGCTTTATTTGTATATTTTATTACGTAGTCTACTACAATCCACGGTGTAATAATTAAAAATACTGGTGATATAGAATATATAAAACTAAGATCTTTTGTATGTTTTATAACTTTTTCAATATCCCACCATACAGAATAATCACCGTTACTCCAACCATCATGTAAATAAAGATTATATAATTCATGCTTTTCTTCACCTCTAGGTCCTATAGGTCTATATCTATATTTATATATATCTGCAAGATAATAATGCATATTTAAACAAGATGCAATGTATAAAAGAATCATATATGCTATAAAATATCCTATGTTTAAAGTAAAAAGATACCATCCTAAAAATATAAATATAGGAAGTAATACAAAATATCTACCTTTCATCATTAATGGTTAAATGCTCTTCTAAAAAATTATGAATATATTTAAACATAGCTGTTAATCTGTCTAATATAATTATACATATTGCTGATATAGAAATATATGCTTTTGGACTTTTATATAACTTAAAGAGTGGATCCTCTTCGTATGCAGGAGTTATATATATAAGCCATAAAATATCAATAATAAAATAAATTATTAAAAAAATTACTTGATTATTTTCTGACCAAGTAGGAAAATTACTAACAATTAAATATACACAAAATAAATATATAGGATAATATAAAAACCAATAACCTGGAATTCTCATATTTTTTGATTTAAAATTTGAAATACTTGTTCTTCAGTCAATTCTTCTTTTTTTGTAGGCATAATTAAAAAAGAATCATCATCTTCTTCTTCTTTTGGTGCAGCAAGTAATCTAGTTTTAGCTTGAGAATCTATAAAAAGTTTTATTTCTTCTAGAGACTGCAAACTATCTTTTAATTTAGCTTGACTTATCTCTCCATGTACTGCTTTCATTATTAAGTTATTCATACCTGCTTCTATCATTTCATGTTTATGTTTAATATCATCTGTTATTTTTTCTTCTTCAGTTCTAAAATCAAACTCAATATGTTTTAAAGAACCTTCACTAGCAAATTTAAGAACAGAAAATAATCCTATACTATTTGCAAAAATAGTAAAAATACCTGTAATGAAGATGGATTACTAGGTATTAACATATAGTTAAATAAACCTAATAATCCAAATCCAATTATTTGTCTAAGCGTTTGATAAGTACATAGACTTAGCTTCATTTTTTTAATTTTATTGTTAAATATTTGTCTAAAAATTTATGAATATTTAATATTAAATCTAATAAATTTGAAATTATAAAAAGTGGATTTATAATCATAAGCATCTTTTGTAAGATAGTAAATTTATACCAATCTTCGCTTCCATATGAGCAAATAGGTGGAGAAAATATTAGTATCCATGTAAAACATATCAATATAAGTAAATAAATAAAATCCATTTTACCATGTTCATCTAATTGTTTCCAATTTTCGATTATTAAAGAAAAATCTATTAAACTTATTAAATAATATAAAATACTTATTATAACAGGACCATATAAAAACCAATATCCTCGTATCATAATTTAATTGTTAATTTTTCATTAATATATATTAGAATTTTAAACATTATTTTACTAATTACCCATACATATAGATATTTATCAAACAATATTTCAGGATCTGAATTTTCTACACCACTTATTCCAAGTATTATTATTAATATTGCATTAAAAAAAGTAAAAAACAATATAAATTTAAGAATACTTTCACCGTCAGCTTCTGAAAAAAAACAAACAATATCAGGAAAATATAAGTATATTAAATAGATAATTATAGGAACAATTATAAATGTCAAACCTGGTATTTTCATGATTTAATTGTAAAATGTTTGTCAAAAAATTCAGCTATTAATTCATATAGTATTGGTAAAGGGCAAAATAACCAGTGCATAATATAATCATAAGAAGAGTAATCTAAATACATTGTATTAATTGTGTTTTTCCAACCATCATCTAATATGTTTTGTATTAATGAAAAAAATACTACAATAGACAATACAATATAAATTATACCCAATATAAAAACAACTGCTTTAAACACTTCAGATTTCCATAATATAGGTATATAAATATATAAATAGTATAATATTATATTTACTAATATTAATTGAAAAAAAATTCTACCTTTCATAACTTTATTGTAAAATGTTTTTTAAAAAATTTGTTTAATTTTTCTATAAATATCCATAAAAGAATAAATATAACTGAAGGACTATAAATTATATACATCTGATTATCATAAAATACATGCATACATACAGAAAATACTGACCACGCTATTAAAATTAAACAACTAACTACTACAACGTCTTGTATAAAAATATCTCTTTCTTCTCCGACTAAACCATCTAAATGATTTGTTATTAATGAAACTATATAATATATAATATAAAGTATGATTGGTCCCCATAAAAATATTCGACCATCAATATGTTTCATAATAAAAAATTACTTCATCATTAGAAAATACATTTTTAAAACTTATTTGATTATTAGATTTTTTTATTTGCCAATTTTTACCATCTCTATAGCAAGTATAAATAATATAATCATGCGTAATTTGTCTATTATTAATTAAATAAACATATGTTTTGTTATCAACAATATGATATATTGAGTTATCATAAATATTTATAAAACTAACTACATTGTACTGTTTAGCACTTGTAAAAATACCTTGCTTAGCTGCTACAGATGTAGTAATAAAGTTTTCTTGAGCTGATAAACTCAAAGAAAACAACAAAAATAAAAGTAAACTAAACTTTTTCATTATTTAAAATTTGGTTAATAATTTTATAACATTCTGAAATATACCATTCCCTATTTAAATTAGGATAGCGTTCTTTTTCTTTATATATACGCTCTCCTTTTTTATAATCAAAAATATCTTCTTTTGGAATATTCATAGCTAAAGTAACAGGCGTTTTAGCTTGTACTGCTTGTATTTGACCTGCTTTTTTACCATTTGTCCAAAGTTGTGATATAGTTTGATATCCTCCTGCATAATATCGTATAAACCTAGAATCAAATAATTCTGAAGTTGCTACTTTTAATTCAGGATCGTATTCTGTTAACATCCATTTATATGAACTACTACCTTTATTACCATAACAAAACTCATAAATAGAATTTTCTTCATTAATAGTTTGTTCTACTGGAATATCATTAACAAAAAAAGCTTTTAATGCTTTAGGAATTATCATAGCTGAAGTATCTTTATGATACATACCAGCGATTATTATATCATTATAATCTTCAAAAAGACCTTTTGTTTTTACTTTTTTATTAACATCTACAGCTATATAGTTGTTAACATTTAATATAATCATTTTACTATAATAACCTATTTCAATAGGTATATTAATCAATTCAGATATTTCATTTAGTATTTTTTCAACAAGATCTTTATCAGTTCTTAAATGATATACTTCTAAACCATCTGTATTTTTCATTAATATTCTAGCTTTAGGAATATCATATATTTTATCAGCTATCATACTAATACTAAGCATACCGTTTATAGTAGTTTTAAGAGTAGCTTTAGTATCAAATAATGCAGAGTATTCAGAATTACTTAACGATTTGTTATCCTACAAGCTCTTTATCTTGTAGTTCTGCATTTTTATTTATGAACTATATATGCAGTCCAGACTATATCTTCATCCCTGTAGGATGCTCCTTTTTCGTGGAAAAATAATTTCAATTAAAATTCATTGTTATCTTATATTGCATAGAAGGAATGATGTATTTTGAAATTAATGGTATAAATTTTCTAATTTCTTTAGTACCCATTCTTAATCTATAATGACCTTTATTTTTTACTTGCTGAAAATTAATATCCCAAACTTCTTTAAAATAATTGATTATTATTTGATTTTCTTCAATAGTAAGATGAGTATTCAAAAACAGATTATAAGCATGTATTTTCCCATTTCTTCTTTTAGCACTCAATCCACCGTCATCCATATACCATATAGCAATACCTTCTTCATCAAGTTTATTTAATATATATCTTGATATATTTTTTTTATTATTTGGATATATCCATTTTCTTAATACCCTAAAGTATTTTGAACTTTTACTAAATCTAATTCCAGGATAACCTGAATTATTAAATTTAGTTAATTTAGGAACATACCCTCCTAATATAGAAACTATCAATTCATGTTTTTTTTCTATCCATTCTATTTGTTTTGTAGAATGTCTTATTATAAGCGAACATGATTTGGAATTAGGATCTTTTACTATGTGACCGTCTCCGATGCACATAGCAATTAACAATGATTTTTCTCTATTTTGCATAATACACTAATTTGTGATTTTAAATTGTTTTAATTATTTCTCTAGTCGTTACACCTTCATTAATCATTTAAATTAATGCTTGGCTCGGTATTACTCTGTTCTGGAGCGTCCACCGAATTTAAGGAGTTTTTCATATTAGATTGCTCTAATAAGCGGCTGTATCTATCTATTATATTATTTTCTCGTTTATATATTTTTATACAAATATGCATAAAAAATAATTATAAATATAATAATAATAATAAGAAATTAACATAATATTAACCACCGTAAAGTAAATTAATCATAATTTTATATACATAGTTTAAGCTTGTTCCTTTAGCATGTTTTTTTCTTTCTGCAAAAAGATATTTAACTAATTTAGAATATAATTCAGATGGTATATGTCCTGCTATACAATCATGTATAAACTGTAAATGAGGATAATAAGATGTAAAATCAGCAGTAGTAATCATATATTCTTCAGACTCTGAATATACACCAGCTTCTACTGAAGCGTGAATACCTCCACTACCGTATACAGTTTCTAAACCATCATAATTAATAGTTTTGTTTACTGCATTTTTTAAGTTTATTACTTTTTGATTTCCTAATACTGATTTATTAGTAGCATTTAAAACTAGTCCGTTATAATAATCTAATACTTCTTTATAATGTTCTTTTGTAAAGTTAATAAAAGGTAATATTAAATCTTTAACTTTTATTTCTTCATGATAAGTTCTTAGTTTCTTAAAAGTATTAACATCAATATCCATATAATTAGCTAATTCTTTATAAACAAACTTTTTAGCTAAATCAGGTTCAGGTGAATTTAATACAGATTCTCCAATTATAGGTTCAAATTCTAATCTTAAATTAATAAGTTCTTTACTCAATCTAAATACATCTACAGTAACTTCTACGTCATACTTACAATATTTTATAATATCATTTACTTCAGATTCTTTTGTTATTAAATCATTAAAATGATATGGTAAATCTTGTATTTTCTTTTTTCTAAGATTAAACTCAAGTTTTTTTAATGATGTACTTTTAGCGCTTTTTGGTCCATAATTATTGATAAGCATTAAATCTAGTGTTTTACCACATAAATCTTTTTCTCTATATATAGGCCATTCCTGTGATATTAAGTAATCATTAAATTGCTTAATCTGGTCTGTAGTACACAAATTCTTTTTTATAATTTCTGTAAGAATTTGCATATCATATCCTAAAGAATTATATCCACAAAAATAAATATCTGAATTATCTTTAAGATATTTTTTTAATTGCGGTAATTCATTTATTTGTGCTAATCCATTATGCTCCCATAATGTAAAAGTTGTATATTCTTTATCATAAGGATTATAAAATACAGCTACAAATAAGTTTGGATATATTTCTAAATCAAAAAATCTTATTGTCATAGTTATTCTTCTTCTTCTGTTTGCCAAAAAGTTCTTTTGTAATATGCTATTTTTACAGCAGTTACAAATCCTGAATTTGGACCATCAATAAATTCAATTCTCCACCACTGATAAGAATAAAGTATATTTATTTTATCTTTTAAGCGATCTTTTATTATATCACCTATTTCTTTAAATAAATAAATTTTATCTTCTTCTGGTGGTTCTCTACTTACCAATCGTTTTAATAATACTGCATTACCTCTAAAACCTTGTTGTTCTTGCCAATTTATATATATTGGTAATATATTTCCTTCTTTTAAATGTTTTTTTAATACTTTATGCTTCATATTTATTAATAATTTTATAATAATATTTATAAGACTTTAAAAAAATTAAGAGATTATTCTATATATTTTCTTAAATTGTGTAATATATATTCTGTTACAGCTTTTTCGCCACTGTTTAAAAATAATCTACCTATATAAGCTTCGGCAGCATCAGCTAAAAATGGACCGCTATAATAAGTGCAGTTTTTGGGATATAATTTTGGAGTACAAAATCGCATAAATTCATTTGAATTTAAAAAGTTTTTAATTTTATTTTTATCAACTCCTTTATAATCAAATTCTGCGGTTACTGAATCCAATACATAATCACCAAAAACTGCAAGTTCTCCGAACCATTTTAGCTTACCGCCGTATCTTTTTTTAATAGGTATTTTACCTGATTTAATACTTTGTTTAAATCTTTCTAGACTGATTTTGCTCATCTGTATATTTATCTAAATATATTATTATACCTATAAACGCATATACAATTAAACCAGCAATAATAATATCAAACATGTTATTTTATTTTTAAAGTTAAAAAACAGAAGCGATTATTTAGAATGTTAGATTAAAAGTCTAGTCCTATAATTAATTTGCTGTTTCGCTTCTTATCAGAGTACATTTTACATAACCAAATTATAAATCAGGGTGTTTTTAAATTTGCTGTATGTACTCTTATCAATTCTCGTAGGGAATCGAACCCTTAATACCCACCATCCAGGCTTCGCTTTTGTTTAGAAAAAGATTTTTTTATATATATACTTGCTGTATGAGAATTTATTAAACAGATATCATTTTATAAAAACTTGCAAAATCCCTATTTTTGTGTTTAAATATTTTTAATTTGCTGTATGATATCTTGTGGCGGGGGCAATTACTTTCAGGATGTAATGAACTACAAAGTGACAATTTGTGCTATTTATTTAATTATAATTTGCTGTTATTAATCAATACTGATTAAAATTTCCATCTGCCCCCATATAATATTAATCAGTATATGTGATTAATTCACAATACTTTTCTTTTATACTTTTAAAATAAGTTTTTATTAAACCAGGTTGTTTATTATTTTTTTGTTTACTCGGACTATTTGAATAATTACTTATAATATCACTAATAAACCCTATAAAATTAGTTAAAAAATAAAATAAAATAATAGTAACTACTATTAACGATATAAATATTATATAATCTAAAAGTATATAATTTGTAGTAATTTTAAGATTTTGAATAATATTACTAATAAATAGGACTTGTAAAAATCTTTCTAAATAAGTTATTCCAATTATAGCATCAATTGCACTTGATTTATCTTTATTATAATAATAATATGAAACACTTAATTGGATAATTCCAAATATAGTTGTTAAAAAATTTAACATAATATAAAATGTTCCCCAAAAAAAACTACATACATTTGTAGGTAATTTGTCATATACTTCGTTATATAATTTTACTAAAAAATCGTCTGTTTTAAGATTCATTTTTTAAGTTTTAAAATTAAAAAAAAAACAAGATAGTATTTTGTTTTATTCCATTGCTCTACCAACTGAGCTAATTCTTATTTACATAAGAATACAAGATTTGAACTTGTGACCCACAGATCTTCTTTAACATAAAAGTTGCTGTTACTATCTTTATCAGTACACTTTATTTCAACCTGCTGGATTTGAACCAACTAGGATTTACAAGTATTAAATAGAAATTAATGTTGTTGATCCGTTTTTTTTAATATTTGCTGTGTGTGTACTTATCAGAACAGTATTAATTAGCGTGTCAAATTAAAAGTTTGGTGCTTGTATTAATTTGCTGTAACTGTTCTTATCGGAAATCTATATAAAATTTAATTTAAATATGGTCGAACAAAATTGTTATTAATTTGCTGTAAGATTTCCTAATTCTTAATTTTACTTAACCTTTAAAATGGCTTTACGCCCTGTTTTAAAAGGTCTTTAAATTTAATGTTTGCTGATACAAAATCAGCGAATTTTGAAGCTAAATCTACAAAAGTTTTTAAATTAGCTTCTTCAACCGGTACTGTTACGCAAGTACGCTTTTTGTTAAAGCGTCCTTCTGCACGTATTCTACCTTCTTTTCTACAAAAATTATCTTTATCACTACATCTAGCTGCAGTTAAACAAAGACCATCTTCACAAAAATCACCGCAAACAGTTACTCTGTTTCGGGCATGTTTGGAATGAAAATAAAGCATTTTAATTATTTAAAGGTTTTGATAATAAAAGATTTCCTCCGAATACGTTATGTTCACCATATGGTGATTTACCATGGGTTTTAAATCCTTCCCACATTAAACGCTCATTTTCTACACGTTGTAGTTCAAGCATTTCTGGTTTAGATAGAATAGCTTTTGTTTTAGCATTATATTCAGCAGCATTAAACTCATTTTTAGCTTGTTCAACTTTAGATTGAGATAACTTATTAAGCTCTTGCTGTTTAGCATTAGCTTCTGCAGCTTCAGCAATTTGATTAGGAATATCTACATCAGTAATACGAACTCTTGAAGCATTTACATAAAAATCTGGAAATTCTTTTTTTACTATTTCCAAAAATTTATCTTCAGCTTCTTCTCGTTTATTTAAATTGAGTTCTGTTGCAGAATATTGAGGAATAACTTGTTTAGCTGCTGAACTAATAGTAGTTAAAATTTTAACTTCAATTTGGTCTTTACCTATTTTACTATGAATAGTATTAACAGCATTTGCTTGTAAAGAATAATCAACTGATAATTCTACACCAGTTTTCATATTATTTTTATCGTTAAACTCAAATTTTTTGGTTAGAGTTCTTTCTCTTACATCATATTCTATCATATCATCAAGTATCCAGTGCAATCCCGAATGCAGACCTTCATCATAAATTTTGTTCATGTTGGTCTTACCACCCCATGATACTTCTACACCTTTATGTCCTGAATCTACTGAAGTACAGGCCACAAAGATAAAACTAAATAATAAAATTACAAAATATTTTTTCATTTATTTTTTGTTAAGATTTGTTAAAAATTAGAATAATCATCTCCTACATAATCATCTTTATCAAAATCTTTATATTTAGTTTCATTGTCCTTTTCTATTTTTTTTTCGTATTTATATACAAAATACATAATAGTGCCAAATAAACTAAATAGAAATATCCAAGGGAATAATTTTATAATCATAATTTTAATTCTTTTTGAGTATTTACTAAATAGTTATAAATTTCTTCAAGATATTGTAATCTTTCTTTTGCTGCAATTATTTCTTGCTCTGCATTGAGCATATCTACTCTTGCTTTAATGATATTATTTACTAAAGCTGAAGGCTCAGATCTTTTTGCAGTTACTAATGAATTTTCTGCAACTTTTAAAGCATTTTCTTTTTTAGATACACAAGCTTTTTGTTCAATAATTTGAGATTCTACAGATAATAATCCTTGTTTAAATTTTAAGGACGCTTCTTCAATTTTAAACTCTAATTGTTCATTTGCTATATCATCTTTGCTTTGAAGTAGTAATTCGCGATAAGATAATGTTTTAGCCATTATATATGGATTTTTTTAATTGGTTGTGTAATAATATTTTTCAAAAAAAACTTTATTTTTAAACTCTTTTTAGGAATATCTATATTAGGTATATTTATATCAGTTTTTATAGTTTTATCTATTTTAGAAATAATTATATCTGGAATACAATTAATATATGATATTGGTATATCTAATGAATTAACTTTTTTAGATTCTATATCTGATGCTAAAGATGATTCATTATCAAGTATTTTTATATTTTTTATGCAACTATTCAAATACTCCCACGCATCAAATCTTAAAGAATATTTATATTTATTTTTAGATATTCTATGTTTATTACTATTAGAACGACAGTTATTTAATATATATATAATATCGTTTTCTTTTACAATAAGACCTTTATCATAAAAAAGATTATTATAATAAAAAGATATATATTTACCAACATGATTTTTATTTAATACAACTATATCATTTTTCATGATTTAAAATTTAATAAAGTGATGACTCATTAGGATTTGAACCTAAACTAACAGCTTCAAAAACTGTGGTGCTAAACCATTACACTATGAGTCAATAAAAACTATAATTTGCTTATTTGTGGAGGATACGGGACTCGAACCCGTGTGTTAATAATATACGATATACAATTTATACAGCTTAATGAAGGTTCTTTTACTACCTACAAGAATAAAAAGGGCTAACCAGTACGGTTAAGCATCCACCACTCTATTTATATTAATACTAAAATAGAGAAATTATAAAAAACCTTTGTTTGCTCAAGATCAAGCAGCAACTGCTACTTGTGGTTTAAAACTTGAAACCAAAGATACTACTTTAGCACCTTCAGTCAATTTGTTAAATAAATTGCCATTTAATGTTTGGTATAAGTTATTATAGTGAGACTACTACCATTCTCACTGCTGATTGTATATTTTTTATTATTAGTCGATTGCCTATTATCCCCCATGTAAAAAAATAACAGATGTGCTATATACACCAATTCTTTCTGTTACTTCGTTTTGATTTATACTACTATCTTTTTCAAAATCTCTTGATCCATTGCTGCTAAAAATAATTCTTCAGCAGTGCTTGGTGTAAAAGTTTTACCTTCTACTCCAGTGAGAAATGCTACAATAGAACCATCAAAACCACTAAAGTAATAAACATTAGGTACATTACCATAGGTTTCAAATTTATTTCCTGCTCCTCCATATGCTTTAGATTGTAAATTCCAAAGAACTATTTTAAAATTAGAAACATATTCTTCAGAAAAACCTTCTTTTCTTAAAGTAGATAAGGCGGTTTGTACATTAGTCTTATTTAAACCTGCAGGATTAAATTCACTATCACTTATACAGATAATACCTGTTGGAAATTCTGATTCAGAGATTCCTTGCTCTTTAATATTACAAAAAAGTTTTATTACTGATTGAAAGTTTGTACTACCAATATAACTGGATGTATCATTTGTCCATTTTTCATATGGAGTAGATCCTTTCCATGTACGCATTTTTGCACTTGAATTAAATTCAATCCATGAATTAGCAAATGCACCATTAGGTAGCATTTCACTAAAAAACAAAGCAAGAGCTTTTGCAACGTTATAACATGCCATATTAGTACCAGTTGCAAAACTTCTCATAGAATAAGATGTATCTCTAACTACAATCATAGATGTAGCAGTTGTAGCATTTTTTTTTGCTGTTTCTACTAATCCATTAAATTGAGCATTTAAAGTATCTATTTGATATTTTGTTTGAGGTAGTTTGTGAAACAATTCATGTACATATCCAGTAAATTTAGCTATAGGTTTAGATTCTATCCACTTCTGATATTTAGCTTCTAAACCTTGATTTTTCAAATATTTACTAGATACTAATTGAGATAGTGCTCTACCGTGAACAGTATTAAAATCAATAAGATTATGCTTACGTTGAGATATTAATTGCTGCCATTGATGCGCTGTACCTGAAGCTTTAAGTTTTCTATATTTTTTATAACTAGATGGAGTTTCTTTACTACCAAATAATAAAGAACATATCCACTTTGCAATTATATTATCAGCTTGCGCTTCTAATGTTGTACATTGTGAGTTAGATTTTATTTGTGGTAAATATTTTTTTACTAAATTAACAGTATTAGGATTTTCTAATCCTGCTAAAATTAGTTTACCAAAACTATCCCAATCTAATTTTCTATCTTTCCATCCATTATATTGAAGATCATAAGAGAGCATGGTTATAATATCTTTCCAGCTACCTATAGAAATCCATAATGATATGTTTTTCCAAAAGGTATCTTTATGATGTATATGAATCCATATCATTCTAAAAATACCTTCATGTTTTAATCCTGCTCCACGTTGTACAGTTGATGTTTTAGTATTATCAAAGAACTGAACTACACGAGTTATCATTCTTATAAAAAATACAAAACATACAGTAAGTAAGGCGTTTTGAGCCCATAATGTAGACATATCACGAGATATATCTTCAAAACTTCTTGGTGATTTATATGAACCAAGTTTACCAAATTGATCTACAAAATCATTACCAGTAGTGCTATATTTTAAAGCACCATTACCTGAAGTTGTTTCTGCTGATTTTTTTAAACCAGCATTAACAAAAGCAGATGTTTTTTGTTTAGTTTCATCTTTTGAAATTAGTTGAGTTTGTTTGCTGTTAAACATCTTTTGTTATTTTTGTTAGTTAATTAAAAAAAGACCTATAATACTCTTTGGTTATGATTCTTCTTATAGGTCTTCGGTCTTTATTCGTCTAGGTCTCGTCAGCAAAAAATTTTATACTCTCCCTAGCTGAGTTTTTTTTTTTTATTTTTTTTCTTTTTCTCTTCTTCTTCATATATTCTAATTGCCTCAGTTAATGTAATTAACATGGGTTCTTTTTCTTTAGACATATTTTGATTATTTAAACTGATAAGAAAATGTACACATAGTTGCTCCATCTTTATATGTAGAATACATACAATCTTTAGTTGCATGCTTCATAATATAAGATTTAGGTAATAAATCTAATGGTTTAAAATTATTAGATATACCAAATAAATCACATAATTGTTGAATTGAATCTTCTAGTTTAGTACCAAAACTACCATCTCTTAGTGAGAAAGTTATTATAATATGTTTGTTTAGAACTTTTTCGTTATAAGGCTTTATGTTTTTCATTTTATTATATATAGATTCTATCGTAGGAAAATTTGTATGTAATGAAGTACAAAAGTCTAAGTCTACAAATCTACATATCCGTGCATTTATAATATTATCATTTACAATATTAATTTTTAATTTAGAATATTTCTCAGAATCTTTTAAATTTTTTAAATAAGTTTTTTTATCTAACTCATAAATATGTAAACTACATAAATAAGCATTACTTAAAATTTTAAAATCAGATACATGAGAATCTAAATCAGGTCCACATAATATTAATGCACTACTTTTTTTTGTTTTAGATGATGAATAAAAAAAAGTTTGAATAAACCTTTTTTTTCTTCTTTTAGAAAAATCTATATCACAATATGATTTCATTTGATTTGAGATTGAGGGTTAGTATTATTATATTTTAATAATTCTGATTCTGGAATATAAATGTCATTTCCATGTACATCAGAATTTTTAATTAATTCTTTTGTATCAGGAAATAGTTTTATTAATGCTAATTTAAATTTAAAATATCTCATAATAAATAAGGTATTAAACTTATGTTAATTATAATATATATAACAAATATTATAGTTTTATATTCATATATATAATCAAGATATAAATTGTACAGCATAATTAAAAACACCGTAGAGAAAGGATTTCTCCTAATCTCTACGATGTAACCCGGTTTTAGTTAGCGGCAACAGCTGCTGGTGCTTCGACTCTACCGAATTCCTGCTCAAAATCTGCGAGAGTAACTCTCGGAGCAGATGTGAGGTGAGATACAGTAATGTCGATACCGCCATCATACTGCGTAGCTGTACATAATACTGATTGACCGATTGTTTCCGGTGTTACTCGGTTAGCGTTTTTGACGTACATACGTCCGCTTACTTGTTTACCGGATGGCATTTCGATTGTTGCGATTACGTACTCGGTGTTGTTGCTGTTTTTGATTACGGTGTCGCCAACGTTAATCAATTTTGCATTGAATGATGCAGTTAATTGACCAGTAACCGGGTTTGGTGTCCAAGATAATTTTGACATGATAAATGATTTTTGATAAATGATAAAAAAAAATATAATCTACAAATATTTATCTATAAAGAGTTAATCTTTAGCTATTGCGGTTTTCTCTCCCATCAACGCTGATTCGTGACGAGCTTTTTGCTCTAACCACTGCTCAAAGTAGCTTCGAGCTTTAGTTTGACCGGCATCATACAGTTTACCTTCGTAAATTGTAATACCTAAGTTTTCAAGAACTTTGGTATACAATACATGTTTGAGATTTGAATTCATCTTAAAGAGCAGGTCTCCTAAATTAAACTTACTTTTACCGGTGATTTTACCATTATCCAAAGGAATAACGATAACTTCGGGTAGATTCTTGAGCTCAGGTTGAGCTTTTAAATTCTCAAGAGACAGTTTTTTGGTAGGCGTTTTAGTTGCCATAATAATTATTTTTAAAGGTTATGTAAAAAGAAAAATTAAGACAATTGAAAAACTACCCAACCATACTTTTATGGTTGAGTAGATTTATGGAGTATATTAACTCGGATTCTTAAACGGAACTCCTAAAAGCTCCGATAAGTATTTTGCGCGGATTGCTGCAATTGTAGTTGAGGAATAAATTTCAACACCATTTCTGCGCAGCGCGTAGATCGAGTTTACAAATGTGGTTTCCCACTTAATTCCGTCAACAGTCCAACTACATCCTTCTTTGGATGCAATTTGTGCTGAAGACGCTTTTACTGCTTTTTCGTAATCTTCAAGAGGATACGATACAGTTACTGAATTTGCAGATTTTGTAATGGACTGGCCTTGCACCCCAGCTAACCCTGCTATAACTATAGCAAAGATTATGAACAAATACCATAAATTACGATGCTTCATATTGATATTTTTTCTTTTTGTTAGGAAATATAATACAAACATTTTTACCTGTTTTTTGCATTCTGCTTAGAATGCGTTGTTGTTGAGGTGTTGCGTTTTGCAAATGTAATAACGCTTCTTTTGTGTAGGTAATTGTTGAAAACATATTTATGATTTAAATGGTTATATAATCAAAAAAAGTGCAGCTTCCAAAATACCAATGTAGAGTTGTCTACTATGGTCAAACCTTCACTGCGAGGTTTACTAACCATCAAATCTTTCATGTATTTACATATGTGAAAGATTTATAGCTATTGTACTGCGGGTGGGACTCGAACCCACAATCCATTATGGAATAGGATTTTAAGTCCTACGTGTATACCAATTCCACCACCGCAGCATTTACCAAATACACTATGCAATCAATACAGAGCTACTGTATATCATGCATAGTTATTTGGATTTTGGTGTTTAACGCGTACACCTAACGTAAGTCTTAGTCCTGACCTGATATGTTGTACCAGGTTAGGATTTTATCCGAACAACGCAAACTTAGGGTATCTTTTAAATAAAAAGTACCTAATTGCATTTCTATATCGTTTGTTGCATCTACAGTCCAATCTGGACCATAGTACTGTAATATTACTTCACCTATTGGATCAGTAACTTTACAGGTGGTGTCTATGGTTGGATAGATGTTAGCGGTAAGATAACCGCTTTCTATCAACCAATCAAGATGAAACTTTAGGTGTTTCATTGATGTGTTATCAGCACTTATTGAATCAATTTTTTGCAACATTTCTTTATAAGATGTGCATTTTATTGATGTTTGTCCTGATTCGCTTGTAATCTCAAGTGAATTAGGATTGGCATAATAAATGTCTGAAATTGTATAGAAACTTATTATTAAGTCTTTATCCTTTTTTGATGTTGAACAAGAACTCAATATTACTAATAAAAAGAAAATTAAAGATTTCATGGTTTATGATTTGATGGTTATAAAATGCAAATAAAAAAGAATGAAGAACATACTGTAGATATTGTTGATTAGACTACTACTATGTTTTTATTATTTATAAACTTCATTCATTATTAAACGTGCTATTACATGTAATCACTATGTAATAGGATTTGTTTTAATGCGTCTTTTAGTAGTTATTCGTAACAAAAATACATATAATTACCCGTTATTATGGGTAAGGAATGGGTGTTATGGATGTGCTAATTTTGCTATTGATGGTTATTACAACATCTACGAAATCCTTCGTACATCATAAAACCAAACAAATATTACACCACATATGCAGCGTAATCTACAAAATTACATCGGGCATCTATCCATAACACCCAAAACATAGCATGAAAATGCTAAGAATAAGCGCACCATGTTTAATCAATGCGCCTAAGATAGTCAGAGTGAGTGTTAATAAAAAAAAAATAATAATATCTACAAGGGATTTACGAGGCTTATAACTCTCAACCATGTTGTAGATATTATTATAACCCTTTACTCTATTCTATATATACAATTCGTACGCATTATATATATAGTTGCAAAAATAAATATACAATATATATTATATTTCCGCATAGATAAACAGAGTGTTTGTTAATAAAAAAAAACAAAAGCACAAAAGTAAAAAACCCAGTGAGCGCATGAGGTGCACTACTTACCACGCTCCCTTAGCGTGACTGGGTTTGAGGGTTAAAGCACCATATCTGGTTCTTTTCCCTCACAGATGATGTAACGGGTGTAAGACCCCTTTGGGCCTTCCATCTCGTTTACTTTAACAAACAGCGCTTCGGATGTAGCCGCTTTTGCAGCTACGTCCTTATGGATCAAGACCCTTCTACGAGGGTTATCCATCCATGCACCCATAAACTCGGATGGACTACCATCCTTGTTTGTTAGGTTATTGAGCGGAAGCTGCGTAATACCGATGGTCGATTTGATTTCTGCAATGTTCATAACGTAAGATTTGATGGTTAAGCAAACTACTCAACCAAATATTAACTCTGCGTGTGTTAATAAAAAAAACTGCTTATTATATGCATCCCACGAGCAAGCGCTCGAAGAGCATTTGTTAGCAGTAGCTACCCAGGACCAGCAATGCTAAGCACTAGCTTGATAGTAGATAATCATATCTACCCAAGCACATGATGCTAAGCAATAGCTACCCATGAGTAACAAACACACGCAAAGATAGGCTAAGTGGTTGTTAATAAAAAAAACACTGCTAGGACACAGAAAAGCTTAACCACAAACGCGAAGGGGGGGATGTTCTTTTGTAGAATTTTTGGTGGGGGGGTGGTGGGGTACATATCTACACGCATAGTAGCACAACTCAATATTGAATCTATGCACATAGTAACACAACTTATTATTAAATATACCTCTAATCACGCTATATACTTCTTTCCTAATAGAGCTTATGCTATACTTTTTATATAGTTTTTTAATTATTTTCATAATACCCCCTTTTATTAATTTTTTATTTATTATCTTTGTGCTATGTATTTGAGCATAAACTCTTATACCCTGTTTTTGAGAGGAAACTCTGGTGTAACAGGATTTTATAAGATGCTGTTAATTATATAATACAAGTTTTAGGGATACGCTCATTGAGTAATAAATGTATTGTTCATTATCCCCACATCTAACCCGCTTTAGCGGTATGATTTAAGGAGACCTACTAAAACAAGATTATATACAATGCATATGGTTATGATTATATTTTGTACCGCAGTGGAAAATTTCACTGGGTACACCGTTCTTTAAAAAAGAAAATAATATTTCTTATTATTTTTTGCTATAAGTATATTTAATCTCAAAATAATTAATCCCTATCTTTTAATTAAGATGGGGATTTTTTTTTTAATACCCTATATTATGTTAATTATTTTTTGTATCTTTGTGAAAAGATTTAAAATATAATATGAATACAGAAGTAATGTTTAGTAAGAAAACAGATGATTGGTCTACACCAAAAGAGTTTTATAACAAGCTAGATAAAGAGTTTAATTTTGATTTTGATCCATGTCCTCTAAAAAGTAGTGAAAATGGTTTACAAAAAGATTGGATAGGTAACGTTTTTATTAATCCCCCTTATTCTAATATAAAAGCTTTTTTAGAAAAAGGATTAGAAGAATTAAAAAAAGGTAATGCTAAAACTTTAGTATATTTAGTACCTGCTAGAACAGACACTCGATGGTTTCATGATTACGTTTATAATAAAGCAGAGATAAGATTTATTAAAGGTAGATTAAAGTTTGGAGATTCTAAAAACTCAGCACCTTTTCCTTCAATGTTAGTTATATTTAGAAATACTTCTCCTTGAGGATATATAGAGTTTAATTATGGAAAAGATTTATTAAATACTTAAACTTATAAAATAATGTCACGAACAAATAAATACTTTGATAGATTCATGAATCCTGATGGTGGTAGAAAAAGAAAAGAACCTCAAGTACATAAATCACCCAAAGATTATAAAAAATTAAGCAATCAAGAATTAAAAGAATTATTACAAAAAACAAAAGAACAATGATTATTATAACGGCATGGGGAATACAAACACCCTACGGTTTAATTAGATATGAAAATTTAAAAAATAAAGATATGTGTTACTCATGGGAAGATTTTGAAACAGGTTGCTCTCCATTATATAGACCTAATGGGAAAGAAAGTGAATTATCTTTTAGTAGAAAAAAACTTCTTAAAAAAGAAGATGTTAAGTCTACTGTAAATAAATCAGTTAAAGTAACTTTAACATTAAAAGATATACTTGATTGTCAACAACAAATTTATGAACATATAAAAGATATTAATAAAATATTAGATACATCTCCTAATGTAAAAGATGATATTAAAACAATAAAAAGAGAACTTCGTAATGTTGAAATGGAATTTATTTATTTATTAGAAAAAATATAAACATGACGATAATATTTGATAACGAAATGAATCCTGATACTGTAGCTGATTTTTGTGATGAGCTAAGTAATAAAATATATTCTCTTAGAGAAGGAGATTGGATAGATGTATATATAGCTACTAATGGTGGAGTCTCACATACAAGACACCCTATGGTTAATGCGTTAGTTAAATACCAAGATTATATAAAAGTTTTTATTAATTTTGAAATGTTTTCTAATGGTTTTGTAATGTTAATGGAGCTAGCTAAATACAATATTCCTATTTATATGACTAAAGACTTTATGTATAGTATGATACATAAAAGTGATGCACAGATGTATAATCATCGTCCTATAGGTTATGAACCTATTGGTAATGCTCATATCAAAAAATATAATACAATTATAGCAAACGAACTCAAAAAACTAGGGCTTACTGATGAGCAAATAGATAGATTTAAACGTGGAGAAGATTTATATTTTTCAGCACAAGAGACTTTAAATTTATTTCCTAATATAAAGCTTTTAAAATAATGGATATTCCTGTTTCTAATAAAGCTACTATAATACGTATATCTGATATAAAAGATGTATTAACCGAATATTATAATATAAAATCTTGTTTAAAAATAACTTTACATTTAGATGTTGATTATTATATACCAGGAAATATATTACAGTTATTAAATGATACCAATCATTTTTTTGTAGTACAAACTTTTCCAATAAAAAAAGGTAAAAGTTTTGAATACGAGATTATAGCAGCAGGAGAAAATAATAAAGTTGATATTGAAGCGTTAATCCCTAAAATTAAAATAGGAGAATATATGCATTATATAGGAACAGTTTATTCACAATCATAAATTAAAAAAAAAATGAGTTATTTACCAATTCCTAGATACTTAGAATTAAAACAATCTCCTATACATGGTATGGGAATATTTGTAAAATTTAATTGTTTTTTACCTGAAGAAGTAAAAAATCATAACGATCATATTACACATTACATAATATCAAATGGAGAAAATAAGCAGTTAATAAGAACTCCATTAGGAGGTTTTATTAATCATTCTTCTAAACCTAACTGTACGCTAACTAAACAAGATATTACTAACAATATAAGTTTATATAGATTAACACCATTATATAATATAATGTCAGGAGAAGAGATTACTCTTGATTATACAAAAGAATTATGTGGAGTAACAGATTATGAAAATGCTGCTTTTTTAAATAATAAAAATTAAATAAATATGATAATTAGACACAAAGTAGTAACACACCAACCTAAAGTAAAAGCAGACCATACAGGTACTATAGCTTTTGGAACATTAACCGAATTGAGAAAAGATCAATTTGATGAACTTAATGATGCGTATTATAATAAAGATGAATTATATCTTTTTATAGTAGCAGAAGATAAGTTAGTAGATTTTGTAAAAGAATTAGGTGAAGACTTATTAAACAATAGTTAATGAAAGTAATTGAAGTAAGTATAGAAGATTATAACAAGTTAGAACTCAAACCTATATTTGAAGAGTTAGATGTAACTTATGTAGTAGGTGGATACAATAGCTTAGTTAAGCTAAGAAAAGAAAACTTTTTTGATGAATTAGCTATGATACATGTTCCTGCATTTGATAACTTATTATTTTTTATGGCAGCAGATAATATAATGGGAACATATAAATCATATAGTTTAATACTATTTAATAACCACAATATTATAGGACATATAAAAATAAAATATTAATGAAAACACTTTGTAATTTAATTTTAGTAGACGCATCAGGAAGTATGCAAAATAGAGTATCCGATGTTAAAGGTGGTTTAATGAAACTATTTTCTGATATTAAGCAACAGACAGGAATTAATCAGCATACTATTGTATGTGATTTTTCTAATGATTTTAATGTATTAATCAATACTGTTGATTCAAAACTTTTAACAGCAGATATTATAGAAAACTATAAAACTAGAGGATCGACTTCTTTATTTGATGCTATTAAAAAATCATTTGAATTAATACCTTCAGGAGTAGATGGAGTATTTGTATCTATCATAACAGACGGAGAAGAAAACTCTTCTAAAGAATGTACATCTATTGAAGCTAAAAAGTTAATATCTAAAGGTAAAGAAAATAGATGGGGAATAACATTTATGGGTTGTGATGAAAAAGCTTTAGATGTAGCTAAAAATATAGGAATTAATGATATATTGTATTTTTCAGATACATCACTAGGATATGAGAAAGCAAGTATAGAAAGAACGTTAGCTTATCAAACATATACAAGTAGTGTTATGTCTGCAAATAGTACAGATGATATTAAATCTGATGGTTTATTTACTCAAAAATCTTAATTATGAAAAAACAAACAAAACCAAAACCTAAAACACCTAAGTATGGTAAAGGTGGTAAGGTTAAAAAGAACTGCTAACAAAAAAGGAGAGTATTTTTACTCTCCTTTTCTTTTTAAAAATCATATTTAGTTTCTAAAAGACCTGCATGGGTTAGCATTAGCTCTACTTCTTTAGGATTATAATCGAATCTATAAGGTGTATTTATATGAGTAAATCCTATATAACGAGGAATGAATCCTGCTTGTTCTAATAACCATGCGTATGTACTTATTTGAAGTCTATAATGATGATAGTTACAACAATCTAAATGATCTAAAGGAGGTAGCATTTTACCAAAGAAATTTGTAGTAGCTATCTTCTTATTAGTTTTATAATCATCTATATCAATAAATCTTTTATCTTTTATAGTTTCTATATAAAGTTTATCTATTTGTCCTGATAACATTACATCATCATTCCATACAATAGCTTCAGGATGAAACCCATCTTCTAAATCATATAGATTTGTTACTATAGGTTTTCTAATCTCATTAGAACCTTTCTTTTCTACTAGAGTAGATTCAATAGTTTTAAAATCTTTATTTAAATAAGGATTAGTGCAATAGCCAAGTTCTATTGATTGTTTCTCTTTAAACGAATGATAATTATTACCTTTTACAATAGATTTATCTTTTTCATGCTCCCATTGCTTTAAGATATCAAGTTTAGCTTGCTCTACTAATAACGAATCTGTTAATGGTTTTAAATAATCAAAAAAAGCTGGATCTTCTAGTTTAAATCCACCATCTTTTCTTAATTTTTTAAAAGCATCTTTACCGAGCACAGCTTCATATGCTTTATAAGTACTCCAGTATTCTCCATTATAAGGTTTTTTATATTTACCTATTAGAGTAGAAACTGAAGTATACTTTTTATCGTCTTTTATATAGCTATGGTCTTTTGCAGAAAAAATCATATTAATTATTTTAATTACAAATATACGAAATAATTATGTAAAAAATATAGGTATTATTCACTTTGTCCTATATATTTTATATAGATATTAATAATACTTGATTTTTTTTAAAAAATTTATTGTATCTTTGTATTATATATTTAAATATGAAAGTAATTAAAGTAAATAGTAAGTATGATTTGTTAAAAATAATGATTGATCTAGCAATCACATTAAAGCTAGGTGATGATTATTATTTAAGAGATAGAGAAAAAGAGTTTCTTATTCACTCTATAATCTTATCTAATGAAGGTTATAGTTTAGAGAGTTCTGAGACTGTTAAAACTATTTGTAAGTTAATGAAAATTAAACCAGATGATGTTTATAATTATAGAAACATTCTTAAAAGAAAAGGATGGTTAAATCAAACACCAGATGGTTTAGAATTATTAAGTGCTTTAGATTATAGTGATAGAAATATTCCTAAAGATATTGAGATTAAATATAAGTTATCAATAACAAAATGAGTTTTTACGAAAAAAATCAAGATATAATAGGACAACTATCTTCTAAATATAGATTAGAAAGAGATGTGGTAGAAGCATTAATATCACATACTTTTCTCTCTATAAGAGAATGTATGAGTATGGATGATATGCCAAATATACTTTTACATAATTGGGGTAGGTTTTCAGCTAGAGCTACAACTTTAGAAAAAAGAATACTTAATTTTCAAAATATGATTAATAGAGATATTACTCTATTAACAAAAGAAAGAACTCTTAGACTTCGTAAATACATTCTAGCATATATGAGAGTATGCGAAGAAACCAAAAGAACTCCTATAAAAGGATTAGAAAATTTATTAAATATAGTAAACAGTAAATCAGATGAAGAAGAATAAGCAAGAAGATCCGCTTGTTTTTGCGTTAACTACTCAAACTCATCTTCTAAAGAAGATACCTGAAGATGATGAAGGTAATGTAATTAATTCAGAGTTTAATGCAAAGACATACACTAAAAAAGCTTATAAAGCTTACTTACAAGGTAAAAGCTTTTTTAATTACAAAGGAGTTACATACGTAGTTCCAAAGATGCAAAAGAGTAAGTTAGATAAGTATCTTGAAGAAGACATTCAAGAAGATGTACAAACAGATACAATTAGTAATGAAGAAAAAAATATTAATTTATGGTAATTAAAGATGTAGAAAGTTTAGAATTAACTCATCATTTACAGTTATTAATTCAATATTTATCTGTTCTACAAGATGGTAGAACCAAACCTGATACAAAAGGTGGAGGATATATAAGAGAATCAGTATATAACATAGATGAGATAGAAAGTGTAAAGGAACAAATTAATCAATTGCTAAGGGTAAATGTAAAACCTAAATCAATTGAATTCATTGATAAAACAAAAAATAATTATTTTAAAAATTAAGTATGCAAATTTTAGGAAGTAAAAACGGTACAATTAAAAAATCAGGTGAGATGCAGTTTAAAAAAAGAGCTGGTGAAGATCCTGTAAATACAGAAGATACTCTATTAACTAGAGAGCGATTAGAATCCAAAATGGAAGAAATTGCTAAAGGTAGTTTAGAAGAAAAAATTAAAGAACAGCAAAAAGTTGCTGAATTAGAACAAAAAGCGCAAGAGAAATTTAAAGAATGGTTAAAGATACCACATGAGAAAGAATTTGTAAATGAAGAAGTTGTACTAGATCATCACGCTATAATTAGAGTATTTTATTACTACGAAGTACCTTCTTCAAGTTTATTGATTTTAGATGAAGAAAAAGAAAGTTATTTACGAATATTTCCAATAGCTAAAGTAGTAGCTAGTAACTCACCAAAAGTAAACGTAGGTGATATAGTTAATATACCTGCTGCCATGGCTAAAAATATTCTTAGTGAGCAATATACTCAATGGGAGCAGCAAACTACAGAGCAACCATCTTTAAAAAGAAAATTTCCTAAACCACCTATGTATGTAGGTAGATTAAACGAATGGTCTCAATATATGTATCAAGTAAATCCATTTACGGATACTTCTATGGATGATCAACATACATTTTGTATTCCAGATAGATATTTACAAACAAAAAAGAAATGATATATTTAATTTTATTAATAATAATAGCTTTGCTACTTCATGCGAGATATAAACAAGGATACGCTTGGAAAGATATATTCTCTCCTAAAAAGTGGAAAGCAGTATATGTATGGTTATTAAAAAGATATCTTAATTGGTTAGAACCTAATGCGTTTTTATTAACCGATAATGAACTTTTACAAGTAGCATATAGAGTATCTCAATGTACAGATTGTGTTGAATTAGGTAAATGTAAAGATTGTGGTTGTAACATTTCCGGTAAAATGTGTGCTAAAGATCAAGCTTGTTCTCTAAATAAATGGGGACCAATGCTTACGGATGAAGAGATGAATACTTTTAGAAAAAATTATAATATTCAATTTACAGCAAAAATAGAAAAGAAAGATGATAACATTTAAGAATCCAACAATTACGTTAGAACCTATTCTAACAAAAGGAGAAGTAAGAACAATAGAATTTGAGTTTGAAGGTGATGAAAATCTAATACAAAGCATATCACCAAGTTGTGGATGTACTGCTGATTGTAAATGGCAAAATACTGGTAATAAAGTAATATGTAAATTTACTGAAAGTGATGGTGCTAAACAAGATCCAAAAAATTATCCTACAGGTTTATTTAACTTTAGTAAATCTATTAATGTATTTTTAAAATCTGAACAGGATATTTGGGTAGTAGAAGGTTTAAATAAGAAATTACTTAATGATAAGAAACACGTTAAATTAACGTTTAAAGGACAAGTAAAACTCTAATCGGAATATTACTCAATGTATAATCTTACAAGATAATATTCTTTATGTACAACTCCTTCTCCTGTACAAAAAATAATAAGAGGAGACATCTACAATCTCCTCTTATTACTACATCGCAGATTAAAGTTCTGGTGAACTTATCAGTCTCATAACCTATATAAAGGTGAGTTTGATTCTCACATCTGCTACCACTGGGATATTGGTATAATGGTTATTACCCACGACTGTCTATCGTGTAATAAGAGTTCGATTCTCTTATATCCCGCTTAAATAAAATAGCATGATAAGTAAAATAATACAATTTAGTACAAAACAATGCGGAAGATGTCAACAAACAAAAGCTCTTATTGAAAATAAACTTAAAAATTCTAATATTAAGTATGAATATATATCTTTAATAGATGAGAATAAAAAAGTTACAGATATAAAAGCGTATTGGGACGAAGTATATACATCATTTACAGAATATAATAAAAAATTTGATATATCACTATTAAGAACTTTACCTAGTTTTTTAATAGAGTATGAGAATGGTAAAAAAGTAGTTGCTAATGATAGAGTAATACATTTATTACTTGATGAAATAAATTAATAATTATGACAGTAAGAGATTTAAAAGAAGCATTAAGACATATACCAGCAAATAGCGAAATAGTTTTTTTTCCTGAAGGATCTGTAGAAGATGAGAATGGTAATAAACTAATGGCGGGGATTGGTTATTTTGAGATAGAAGAAAAAGAATTTGTTTATATAGGAGATATAGTAATAATTGAGAATGAAGAGCAGTATAGTTAATAGTTTAATTTATTTATTTATAGGTGCATTATCTGTAAATATTTTTTATAATTTTTCTATAACAAGCTTAATATTAATAATTTTATTATTAGTATATATTGCATATAGTGAAGTAAAGAAGTATGTCAGCAATAAAAGGAAAACCAGAGTTTGATTTTAAAGAACAAAACCCAATAATTACTACTTGTTCTTGGTTTAATAAAGTTTATAAAGATAATAAACCAGATATAGCAAGTAAGATTTGTTGGGCTATGTATATGATAGAAGAAGCAGATGATGATGATAATCCTTATGCTCGTATTATAGATAGAGAAGAACGTATAAATGAAGTTCAAAAATCCTATTATAAAGTAGATATAAATAGTGAAATCTATAAAGGCTTAGTTAGTGATTATACTAAATTTATTTTAAGTAAAGAAGAAGCTTTATTTAATATTCATATAACTAAATTTGAAGAATTAACTGCGTACCTTAAAGACTTAGATCCATCTGATGATAGTCAATATAAAAAATATATCAACATCATGGATAAATTGCATAATTTTTGGAAGGGTCTTCAAACAGTAAAAGATAATATGATTGAAGCTAAAAACAAAAATAAAATACGAGGTAATGCACAACTATCTATGAGAGAAAAACGTAGAAAATGAGTGAAGCTAAAGTAGTAAGATTATTTCCTAAAATCCATAATCTAAAACCTTTTTTAATAAAGGATCATCCAGAATATCATCCAGAGAGTAAAGATTATAGTGATTATTGGAATGAGCAAGAAAGGAGATGTGTAGAAGGATATTGGGGATTAGATAAAGATGAAGTAACACAAGAAGGTGGTTGGAGATATGGTACTCCACAACTATATTGGTATTCTACATTTTGTCCAATAGAGCAAGAAGATCCTATATCCAATTCAATTAGAATTGATTTACCACTACTACGAGATGTAGAGTGGTTATTTTTTTATAACTGGCTTATATGTAGAGGTTTTAGCGGATTTGATGGTGATGAAGAATATAGTTGTAATAATATTTTAAGAAAGATAGAAACAGGTGAGTTATTAACTACTAAAGATAAAATTCAATTAAAGAATTTTAAACATATCTATAAAAAAGATGGTAGTTATAAAAAATATATAGATCCTAGAGAATATTTATATAAAACTCATGATAAACCATTAGGTTTACCAGTATATGAAAATGAATCATTAAATATAATGGTTCTTACAAGTAGACGACAAGGTAAATCCATGTGGTTAGTAGCAATACTTTCTCATATATTTAAGTTTCATGGTGCTATTAGGTTTGATGAAGAATATTTTAACTTAAAGAGAGGACCAGCAATTGTTATTGGTTCTGTATTAGGTAAATCTGCAGATACATTAAAGCACTTTTCATTTTTAGAGGAATACCATAAAAATAATTTTGGTGCATGGGGAGAAGATGATAATTTTATACCTGGATGGTTTTATCAACAAGTATCAGGTAGTTTAACCACATCTAATCAAAAATCTCCATATAGAAATGAATACATAGAGAAAGTAAACGGAGTAGATATCAAAAAAGGTAAAGGTACTCGTTTAGTACACGTTACTTATGAAGATAATCCTGAAGCATCAGTAGGACAAGGACCTTTAGCTTCTATTATAGAAGAGGTGGGTTTGGTAACTAATTTATTAAAAATATTAGGTGCTAACGAACCAGGTTTAAAAAGAAATAATAAATTTGGTTCTCATTTGTGTATTGGTACAGCAGGTAATATGGAAAAGATTCATGATACTAAAACAGTATTTGAGAATCCAGAACAATATTTATTTTTAGGATTTCCTGATTTATGGGAAGGTAGAAAAAAACCTATTGGATTATTTATTCCTGGTTATTATGTTGATAACTCATTTAGAGATGAAAACGGTAATCAAGATTTAGAAGCAGCTTTTGAGGAAGAAATGAGAATACGAGCAGATAAAGCTAAAGCTGATAACAATTATGCTTTAGATGCTTATATGATGGATAGACCTATTGTACCATCAGAAATGTTTTTATCTGGTCAGTTAAATATATTTCCTATATCTAAATTAAGAGAACAGTTAACTTATGTAGAAATAAGAGATGTATTTAAAACACTATCTTATACTGGTGAACTAAAATGGAATAAAGATAAATCAGATGTTATATTTGAAGTAGATTTACAAAATAGATTGATTCCTATTATAAGTTTAAATAGAGACCAATACAAAAATAATCTAAAAGGTGCGGTAGTATTTTATGAAGCTCCAGAACCAAATATACCAAATCCAGATCAAAATAGTTCTTTATATAAAATAGGATATGACCCTGTTAGGGACGATGGTGATGGTCCATCATTAGCTTCTATAATAGTGTATAAAGGAGTATCGGAGAATAATTGGGCTACAGGATTAAGTGATGATATTGTAGCAGAATATATAGGAAGGATGGATAGAGTAGAGGATGTACATGAGTTGTGTGTACAATTAGCTATCATGTATAATGCCAAAATAATGGTAGAAACAAACATACCGGATTTTGTGCGTTATTGTAAAAGAGAAGGTTATGCTCATTTATTACAGGCTAAACCTTATAAAGCAATATCTGATTCTATTAAAAACCCTGGTAAAAAATATGATGTTGGTATAGATATGACTTCTCCAGCGTTACATGAGCAATCAGAACAATTAATAAGACAATGGTTATTAACTGAATGGAAAGAAGAAAATGGTGTTAAATTATTAAACCTTAATAAGCTAAAATCACCTATGATTCTTCAACAACTAATAGCTTACACTAGAGAAAACAAAACAAAACTTGACCATATAACATCATTAAAATTAATTATGTTATGGATTAAACAAACTAAAGAAGTACCTATAAAACAAAGTAGTGAACTAGCTAAAGAAACTATAAATGATTTTTATAATCAACTTACTACGAAAAGAAATACTTTATTAACTAAACAATACTACAAATATTAATGGAACCATTAAATACATTAGGTGTACCAATTAGTCATCAAAGTGTTAGCCAACATAGAACTACTCATTCTCAAAAAAAAGCTAACAACTGGAAATGGTTAAAAGATTGGATTGATTACTATGCGGATCAATTTGATTACGTCGATCCAGATCTTTTAGAAAAAGATTTACTAAATTATAGATTATGGAATGCTAGAGGAATTTATAAAACTGATGTTTCTAGTCCATTTATAGCAGATGATATAGAAGATTCTGGTTATTACTTTAATAGTGAAGATATACCTCATTTTGATATTATAACGCCTATTGGTAAATCTTTATTAGGTCAACAACAATTGATGCCTTTTAAACCAATAGTTACAGACTCATCTGTAGATAATGTTAATTATCGTAAAAAGAAAAAGTTAGAATTATATCAAGATTGGTTACAACAAGAATATATAGAACCTGCTCGTCAAACAGCAATGCAGCAATGGATGCAAGCTAATAGTATACAAGATCCATCAGAATTAGATCCTGAAATGCAACAGGAATTTGAATCTCAGGTAGACCAACAATCTAAAGCCATGTTACCTAAAGATATAGAAAGGTATATGGCTTCAGATTATAAATCTCCTAGAGAAACATTACTACAAAAGATTACTGAGTTTACTATACGAAGAGATAAGTTAAAGTTTTGGACTGATGAGAATTTTAAACATATGCTTATTAGTGGTAGACAAATATATCAATCAGGTATAAAGCATAAAAAAGCATTTACCAAAATTATTAATCCTATAGGATATTTATCTGGTGGACCTGCTGATGCTTTATTTGAAGAAGATATGGATTGGCAAGTATATAGAGAAGATATAAGTTTATCTACTCTATTTAGAGATCATGGTCATGAGATTACTGAAAAAGATATAGCTAAGTTAAGAGAATTTGATCCCTCTAATAATAACAATATTACAAGAACTAGAGGAGAGTTTCCTGAACCAATGGCTACTAAAGTAGCACAGTTTGATGCAGAAACTGGATTCTTTGATAAGTTACCAAATATTAAATCAAAAGAAGGACAATCAGTACTTTTAGAATTACACCGTAAATTTGGTAATATAGATCCTAATGATACTTTATTTACTCGTACTACAGTTGCTTTTAAATCTCTTAGAAAGTTTAAATTAGTAACTAGATATAATGTAGAAAAGAATGAGTATGAAGAAATATGGGTGGATGGTACTTATGAGAAAAATCCTAAAAAAGATTTATATTGTACTACTCATTGGTTTCCTCATGCGTATATGGGTTGTAGAGTAGAATATGGTTCTACAGATTCTTATTTATATTTTGATTTAGGTCCAGTACCTAATCAATATAAAAACATGTTAGAACCTTGGAATATTAAGATGCCTTTTATGGGTGCTAAATTTTCTAAATTATTCAATAATACAGAAAATGTAGCTCCTCTAGATTTAGCTAAACCTTGGCAAGATAAGTTTAATATCAAATTAGCTATAATCCAAGAAAAAGAAAATACTGATATCGGTAAAATAATGACCGTAGCGGATACTTATAAACCTGAAGGGTGGACTTATGCTCAATGGTTAAGAATGGCTAAATATGGTAAAATATTACCTTTAAATACTTCTAATGAGCTTATAAATGGTACTGATGCTCAAATATTTAAACAGTATGATTTAACTCAACTTAACGAGATTGCTGGTCATTTACAACAATTAGATTGGATTAGAGCACAAGCTGCTTTAGCAATGAACTATAATCCTCAGAGATTAGGTCAAATTGTACCAACAGAAGCTGTTAGAAATAGTCAACAAAATATACAACAATCTACATATCAAACACAAGATTTATTTACTCTACATAATGAGATTGTAGAAAGAGTATTAAATCGTCACATAGAGAATGAAAAGATTGCATTAAAAGATAATACTTATATTGCATCTTATGTATTAGATGATATGTCTATAGCAGATTTAGAGTTAGATAAAGAAGTTATAGATAGTGCAGAAATTGGTATTAGTTTGAGAAATTCATCTGAAGACTTTAATAATCTTAGAGAGATTAAAATGGATAGTCAAGCTATGATACAAAATGGTATGATATCTTTTCCTGAATATATTAGATTAAAAATGGCTAATAATATGGCGGATGCTCTTAATATAGCTGAGAGAGCAGAAGAAAAGATGATGCAAAGACAACAGCAAATGCAAGAGCAACAAGCACAGCAAGCACAGCAGCTTGAGGCTATGAAGCAAGAGATGATGAAACAACAGCAAGAGATGTTATCTAGAGAAAAAGCATTAGATAGAGAATCTAATGAATTTAGAGATAAAATCAAAGCTATGCTTATGGCTAATCAAATGGATATTGATAAAGATGGTAGAAGCGATCTTTTACAAGTTGAAGAACTTAAACAAAAAGATGCAGAGAGAGATAGAGATTTAGAAAGAGAGATTATTGATAAAAAATTAAAAACAGATATAGAAAAAGCTAAAATAGCTGCAAAATCAAAAAATAATTCAAAATAATATTAATTAACCGTGTAAACTATATAGATATAAAATATCGAAGGTAACAAAAATACATAAAGTTGAAAAAATTTCTTTTTTAAATAGGTATCATTATTATTTTCATATATATATCATATATATCTTTGCACACAGAAAGTAAAAAATATGAGAAAAAAAGTAGGAGAATTCACAGAAACAAGCGAACAAATGTTTGTAAACAATGCTATTGAAGATTTATTTGATAGCGGAGAATCTGATTTATTAGATGATTATCAAGATGAAGCGGATGATGATCCTTCAAATGTTCTGGAACCAGAAATAGATGAAGATTTTGATGATCCAATTGAATCTGCTGAAGATGATGATGCTGATAATGATGATAAAGATGTATCAGATGTTGTAGACAATACTTCTGTTGTTACGGAAGATAGTGTTGAATCTTTTGATGATTATTCTAATACAGCTTTATTAGCATTAGCTCTTAAAGACGTAGATTCTGAACTTTTAGAGTTACCAGAAGTATCTAAAGATCTAAAAGCAGAAGATTTGATTGAAGGTATCAAAAAAAGTGTTACCAAAAAAGTAGAAGAACAAAAAGAAATTCTTACAAATCAATATGCTGAAATTGCTGATTATATAAACGCAGTAATGAATGGAGCTGATGAAGATACTATTCAAACTGCTGCGTACTTAAAAAATATAGCAGATGTAGTTTTAACTGGTGAAGAAGAGCAAGAAGATCTAGAATTTATTGTTAAATCAGGTTTGAAATTAAAAAATACAGCACCTGATGTAATAGATGATATCATCGAGAATTATAAAGAGAAAGGTTTGTTAGCTGAAAAAGCTGAAGAATCTATAGCTCTTCATAAGCAACAAGAAATGATTGTATTACAAAGTGCTCAAAGAGAAGCTGAAGCTCGTAAACAACAATGGTTACAAGAGAAACAAAAAACAGATGCTCAAATAAAAGCAATTATAAGTAAAGGAACTGCTAAAGGTTTAGCTTTAGAAAAGAAAGCTTTGGAAGATGCGATATTTAAACCAACTGAATTAGTTGAAGGTGTTGATAACCAAGGTAGAAAAGTTACTTATAAAGTACCTTTGGTAGAAAAAAGGTATCAAGAATTTTCTAAAGATTTAGAACAACAAATAGCATTTATGCAATTATTAGCAAATGGATTTGATTTTACATCTGTTGTTAATAAAGCAAAAACTAAAGTAAATAGCGAATTAACTAATTTGTTAAATAGTAGAAATACTTCTACTAGTAATAAAAGAAAAAATTATTTTGAAGATTAAATTTTAAAAACAAATGGCAAGATTAAAACCAACTAAATGGGAGATATACGAGGAAGCCGCTAAAGAAGTACCTTATGGTAATTACTTCTCAGAAAACGTTTTACTCGTTAATCATCCTCATTCAAAAAAAGCTGCAGATCTTACAGATAAGATTATGCAGTATGCTGCTACAGCTAGACCAGCTCTTAGTGGTAAAAAAGCTACTTTATGGGATTCTTTGATTGGTCAAGGAAGAGAGCGCTCGGTAGATGCGGATGAAGTAGAATGGTCACTTAAAGGTTCAGGTAAAATTGAAACTTTAGCTAAAGAGAATTTGATGCCTGGTGTTAAATACCCCGGTCACAACTTTACTGAGTTACAAGTAAAATTAGATAATCCTAATTTTGTACCTGGTGATATTATTGCTCCTGAAATAGCGTGGGATCAGCAAATTATAATTCAATACTTACCTGTTAAAGATGGTTTGGATTATATTTATACTGGTCAAGTTGTTACAATGGATCCAAACGCTTATTTTGATCCTGATTTGTTAGAACCAAATCTTAAATGGATTAAAGTAGGTGCTGCTTATAGTGAAGGATCTGAAGGTTATGGTTCATTTCAAGTTACCGGAAATAACTCTTATATTAGATTTAAAACTTGGTTATCCGATTGGGGTAAATCTGTAGAAGTAACTAATAAAGCTCATGATCTCAACTTAGTTCTTACACCTGTTAATGATAAGGGTTTAGAGATTAAACAAATACCTAGACAACTTATATCTTGGGTTGAAACTGAATTCTTAGTAGAATCCAAATGGGAAAAAGAATTGATGATTTGGTATGGTAGGGCTGCTGGTAAAAATATTATAGATAAGACTTCAGGATACCATAGAAGGATTGGTCCAGGGATCATGGAATTTATGGAAGATGCTAATATCGTCACTTATCCTTTAGGTAACTTCTCTATTGATGCTCTTAGAGATTTTATGCAAGAAGTTGGTTGGGACACTATATCTCCAGAAAACGCTAATATAGTTGTTAAAACTGGTAGAGCGGGTATGATGCAAGCACATGATTCTATTCGTGAATTGTATAACATGCTTAATGTACAAGTTCCTTGGGATAAATTTGTTAAATCTGGTGAAGCATATCCTGGTTCTAACAGTCCTGGTTATAAAGTACTTAATCCTACCTTCTTAGAAGTAGATTTATTACCTTTTGGTTCTTTACGATTTGAACATTTACCAATTCTTGATAATAGAGAATTAAATGGTGGTATTGTTCACCCTGATACTAAACTTCCATTAACATCTTACATGTATTTTGTAATGGATTACGGTTTAGGTTCTCACGGTAACGTAGAATTGTTAAAGAAAAAAGATGCAGAAGCATTTACTTATATTTGCGGTTTGTGGTCTCCAATTGGACCTATCAACGGTAAATCCGGTAAAGGTGGATTCTCTGCTCAACATAAGCGAAGAAGTTATGAATTAGTAGCTGCTGATACTTTTGGAGCAAGAATCAAAGACGTAAACTTGTGTTTATTATTGTTACCATCTGTAACATATTAAAAATATATCGGTATAATAATCGGGCATGCATCGTTCGTGCAAAAAGTTATAGTTACTCTTAGGACAATATATTAGAGGTGTGATACCGAGCCTCTTTTTTTTAAATTAAAAATAGTAAGTAAGCATGGCAATAGTTAAAATAATACCAAGTCCATTATCCAAAAGATTTGGAGGTAATAATTCAATAAATGGACAAATGATTCAATACGCAGAAGAAGTAAATGAATCTGGTGTAAAATCTTATAGAAGTATGGGAGAATACAACAGAGAGCGTTTACCGGGTTCTAATCAAGGAGAGCGTACAATAAGTTATTCTACTAGTAAAAAAAGATACATTTTAAAAGGTCACGATACAAATAGTGATGAATTAAATGAACTAGTAAAAAAATGTAATTTATTTAACGATATTAAAAAACATCCTGATTATGGTAGACCAATAACTTCTTGTGATCTTTATAATGTTCACGATCCTTTTTTTAATAATTTAAAATTAGTATTACGATTAGATGAAGGTTATGGCGTTTTAAATACAGATCACCCCTTAGAATATCTTTTATATTTAGGTGCTTTATCTAATTCAAGATTTCAAATAGGTGGTGAAAATATAAATCCAGCTTTAAATAATAGAGCAAAATATATTATAGTTGATACTGAAGTCGATAAACAAGCTAGAAAAAAAGTAAGAGAAAATCGTAAAACTGCAGAAGAACTTATAAATAATATGAGTGATGATAAAAAACGAGCAGTAGCATTTATCTTAGGGTTGACTAGAAGTGAAGATAGCAGTATTGACCATATAACTGAGTTGTTAGAGGATGCAGCATTAGATACTAAGATGAATCCAGATTTAAAAATGAGCAAGCAACAGTTCTTAATACATTTAGCAAAATCATCTACAGATGATTTAGAAGCTAGAAGATATATAGATCAAGCAATGAGAACTGGTGTTATCAAAAAAGATAGAGAAACACAAGCTTATGTTTTATTTGGAAACTCAATAGGTAAAGAAAAACAAAATGTTATTGATTATTTAATGAATCCTACTAATAGCGAAATTTATTTAAGAATGAAGAGTGCAGTAAAACTCAACAGCGGAAATGATTAAAGTACAAAAATTACATGCAGAAATTAAACGGAGAATGAATAGAGTATTCTCTGATTATGATCGAGCACTTACTGTAGTTGATATTGATGCTTATATTAATCAAGCCAAAGAGATTTTATTAGAAAACTATTCAGCAATTGTAGAGAAAAACAGAACTTTAGGAGATAAATTAAAATCTCTTGAAATAAAAAATAAACAACTAGAAAAGTTATCTACTAATAGTAAAAGTACTATTTTTAAATTACCTTCTGATCATTATACTACTTTAAATAGATATTGTAAAGCTAAATCATATGAATGTGAACTTGAAGATTCTTTATTTGTAAACGATATTCAAACTCACAAAATAGAAGAATCTCTTAGAGATGTAAATGTTCAACCAAGTTTTAATTGGAGAGAAACATTTAGCAACGAAGATTCACAAGGTTTACATATATATCATGGAGATATAATGAATATTACAGATGTTTACATAGATTATCTTAAATGGATACCTGATGTAGCTTATTATAGTGGAGTAGCAAATGGATTATATATTAATCAAGATGGTGAAACTATAACAGAAGATAAACATTTAATGATAGATAACCCTATAGTTTGGAGAAAAATAATAGATATAGTGGAATATCAAATTGAGAAGGATTTAAATGGTAATCCTAAAACACCGATGGAAACTATATTATTTAATGAAAAAGTATATATTAATCAATAAAATAAATTTTAAAACATGTCTAGAATTGCTTTTGACAGATGGTTGGTTGCTGATAAAAATTTAGATATTTTTCCAGCTAATCAAGCCATATTCGTAGAAATAGGTAATGTTTATGGACTTAATCCTAATATTAGGGATGGTCAAATCGTTATCTATAATGCTGATACTTTTGTATCAGTAGGTGCTGGTGTTACTGCTAGTACTTGTCCTAACTTGGGTATAGCTCAAGGTGTGCAGACAAAAGATGGTATGGTATTAAGAAAAGCTCCTTTTGAGAAAGTTGCAGCTACATCTCTTAATGCAGTTACTGCTGAACCACCTGAGTGCGGTCAAGTTAAAATAATTGACGTAGGTATTGGTTGTATGGAGAGAGGTAACTCTTTTTCTATGACCATTGAAGCTCGTGATGAGCAAACAGAACGTTTCTATAATTATAGAGATTATGAAAGATGGACTGAAACTGTAGAATTTGATTTTGATCCTTGCGAAGGTTGTGAACAATCCTTAGAATGTAAAGAAGTAGCTTGTGCTCTTGTTAACAAATTTAATGGTAAAGATAGAGACTATTCTTTAAAAGATAATATCTCTTTAATACGAAGGGTTAGACAGCATCAAGATAAAGATCGTCCATTTCACGTATATGTATTGCATCCATATGATTATCAATTCTGTTTTACTACTGCAGATGCAGCTTGTGTAGGTTGTAATACTATTTCTGCTATTACTGGTATTACTATTGGAGAAGGTGAGGATGAAGTTACTACTACTTTTGTAGGAACTACAGATCCTGCAGATGATACGTTATCAAGAGTATCTGATGTAGATAAAATTATCAAACAAATTAACGATGCTTTAGGAGATAAAGGTTATGCATTAAACGCATCTACTTTTACAGGTACAGCAAAACCTTGCTGTGATGGTGTTAAAATTTTAATTAACGCTTGTGTTCCTGTCGTATTGTTAGGTGATGAAGCTACTCCTATTACTCCATGCGATACAGGATTACCTACTCATACTGTAACTAAACAAGGTCATTGTGGTTCTTGTGGTACTTCTACTACAGTTACTCCATGCGCCTTTATTAGGGTAGTTGCTAAACCTATTGATATCAATAAGTTTGCTGATAGACCTGATAATTGGAAAAAAACTTTATATACTGATATTAACGTAACTACTAGTTACAACAACAATAATATTGGTTTATTCAAAACGTTTGTATTCCAAGATTACAAAATACCTCGTGGATTAGTTTACGAAGTTGCTCATGATATCTTGAGACAAGATACTTCTATGAACGAACCATTTAGCTGGGGTTATGATGAATTCTCTGGAAGGTATTTAAACTTTACACCTGGTTCTCGTACTCCAGCAATGGGTCACGGTATCTTTAAAGGTTGTGATAGTTTTGATACTGTATGTATTTACAACTTTGAATACGATGGTGTTACTAAAGATACTTCCGTATTTGCTCATAACAGTGATATTCATACACGATTAACTGTTGTTGTACCTAATACTAATACAGCGTTTAAAACATCTTTTGAAGCAATTATAAATCCGTGGATTGCTTCTGTACCCGGTAAACTCTTCCAATCTGTAACATGCGCTTCAGATCAAGATCAAGTTGAAAGGACGCTGAATGCTAACTATACTGTAAACGCTGCAGGTTATAGAAATGCAAACGGTAACATAATCGGAGGTTAATAATTAAAAATAAAAAGGGTACTGCTTCGGCAGTATCCTTTTAAAATAACAAATAAATGAAGAAATGCTCCTGCATAGCAAATAATAATTTTAATTTTGTAATTGAATACAAAGAAGATTATTTATTATTTGTTGATAAAAGTGAATGGATTACTTCTGAATTTAATTCTCCATTAGAAACTCACCCTCTAACTATAAAAAACGGAGATAAATCTAAAATAATAGATATACGAGTAGGTGGAACTACAATAATAAAATATTGTGATCTACCTTCTGATAATGGTTGCGGAAACGATGGTATATACGAATTTATCATAGAAACATGTGGAGATATATATACAAGATGTGAAGCAATACTAATACATATAATGTGTTCTTATACTAAATTACTAATAACTACTGATTTAGAAAAGTACGAATCTTCTGTACTACCAATATTTAAAGAAATAGAATTTATAAAAGCAAACTCTCGAATTTGCAATACTATTGAAGCTATAGAACACTACACAATTGTAAAAAAAATGTTTGAACACTTAAATTGTAAATGTTAAAAATTAATATAAAATGGGAAGAATAAATCCTAAAGACCCTTTTGTTTATTTTCATAGAGGAGTAGCATCTCGTTTTACTAGAGATGGTTCTAAAGTTCCTGTAGAGAAAATGATATACAATGACCCTGAGTGTGGATATTATATCCATCCTGACGGTTATATTGTTTTACCTGATTTTAATCCAGTATCAGGTGATATAGATAGAAAAGTAGCTTTAATGGTAGTAGATGGTTCATTAACAATAATGACTTTAGCAGATGCTGCTGAAGCTGTTTGTACTTATAAAACTAATGCTGCACCTTCTGCTACTAGTGTAACTATTACTGGATGTTTAGTAGGTACTAATTTAACTGTTGGTGCTACAAGACAACTTACAGCAACTGTATTACCTCTAGGAGCAATACAAACAGGTGATTGGACTTCAAGTAATACTGCAAAAGCTACAGTTAATTCATCCGGTTTGGTAACAGCCATTGCTGCAGGTACATCTACTATTACATTTACATCAACTGATGGAGGCTTTACAGCCACTTGCGCAATTGTAGTAGTAGCACCTTAATAACTAATAAATAATTAATAATGGGTCTTTGTACTTGTACTCCTACAGTTATAAGTCCACCAGCACCAGCGTGCGGTGGGAACTGTATATATACACCTAACATGTTAGTTACGGATCAAGTTACAGCTTGTGATCCTGTTACTGATATTGATATATCTCCAGTTATTGCAGCTTGTGGTAGCACGCCTGCAGTATACTCAATAATATCATCTAAAAACGTATCTAATCCTACAATAACTTCTACAGCCGTTACATTTACGCCTGTAAATAATAACTACGCTCCCGGTGAGATAGTTTATAAAGTAGCTTGTGGTAGATTATCAGATTTTGGTAAAATAATTATAGTTTATACTAATAATTGTGTAAACGTAAATTGCGATGAATATGAAACTTGTGATAAGTGCACTGGAGATTGTATTCCTATTCCACCAGAAGTTAGCATTAATAATGTACCTTCTATTTCAATAAGCTAAAAAAACTAATATAAAATGCAAATAGGTATTGTAAGAGCAATAAACGATCATTTATCATGGTCACTTACTATTACTAATGGTCCAACTTCTAATAGTAATGTACAAGTAACATTTACATTACCTCCTGAAATATCAATTAGTAATACAACTATATTTCCAGTAGGATCACTTGTAGCAAACGTATGGACTATCGGTGCTATGACTGCTGGACAGGTTTTATCAGCAAATATAATTTTAAATTTTAATGGACCAATTCCAGGTATATCTGAAGAATTTACTATTGTAGCTACTGTTACAGGAACAGGAGATACAAATGGTGTTAATAATATAAAAACAGATACTATTTTATTTGAAGTAGCATCTTGTGATCCTTTAGCTGGTGGTACAAATTGTACTACTGGTTTAGAATTTGATTTATCTACTTGTAGTACACCATGTACACAAGGAGCTACATCTGAATGGTTTATAGAAACAGATTCAGAAGAAAATGTAAATATAATTTCTTTTGATGAAGATACTGGTAGGGGTTATTATGAATATATAGATCCATCTCTACCAGGTTCATTTACCTGGGGATTAAATTGTATACTAGGTGAAGATACCATTACAATATGTTCTACATATACTATGACTCTTCATCCTATTATAGCAGATAAAGATGTTTTTGACCATACTGCCAATTTTATAGAAGGTTCTACATTAACAGCAGGTGAGATTGCTACCTTAAAAAGTCAATCTGCTTATTCAGGATTAACTAACCAACAAATTCAAGACTTATGCTGGGAAGTTATTTACAATGCTGATGGAGACTTAGTTGGCGGTTGGGGGCATAATTGTACAGGGGAACAAGATAATAGACATTTAGTCTTCTGCTCTGAAGAAGAGTGTGAAGAGATAAATAATCCTTGCCCATCTTGTCCTTATACAAACATGCCAGCAGATGTATCAAACTACATAGCAAGCGTAGAAAACTATACACCAGAGAAGGGAGATGTTATCACCGTTTATCACCCAGGGGCTATTTCAGTATACGAGTATAGTGGAACAGCTTGGGTAAGAAATACTTGCGGTTGTATTCAATTTTTGAATAATCCATTTTTAGAATCTGCAGCTGTAACTGGAACGACTACAAAAACTTTAACTTTAACAATGTCTGATGGTACAATATTATCACCATCATGGACTGATTTAGATACTAATACTACATATATTATCAGATTAGATGATAACATGTTAAAATTAGTAGACCAAGATAATAATGTCGTTGCCTCTGTCCCTTACCCTACAAGTGGAACTGGGGATAACTGGGGAACTCAAGTTGTAGAACATGACTCTACTTTAGCCGGTAATGGCACTACTGCCTCTCCTCTAAGAATAGCCCAACAGGCAGCTACTAACGGGCAAGTATTAAAATGGAATGGAAGTACGTGGGCTCCTGCTGCCGATTCGGGTGAGGTCAATACTGCCTCAAACTTAGGAACAGGTGCAGATGTATTTAAAACTAAATCTGGAGTAGACTTACAATTTAGAACTCTTGTCCAAGGATCAAATATAACCATAACTGAGAATACCAATGAAATAGTAATAGCAGCTAGTGCAGGATGTCCTTGTTGGTCTAATATATATGCTATTGATGGATTAAAGTTTACATTAACCTCTGAAAATTGTGATGGTTCTACCATAACATGGCAAGCATCTACACCTGTAATAGGAGTTGGAGGAGATTTTGCATATGGGCCTTGGTCAAATGTACAAACAGGAGGAACTACTTATACTGCTTCTGGGGGAAATATTTTTGTTAGGGTAAAGCACACTATTGGAAGTTGTAATTATTATTCAAATATATTTTTGACATATACCCCATAAAATATAAACTTTAATTCAAAACTAATAATTAAATAATGTCTACAGATAGGTTAGAACATAAAATAACAGAATTAGAGAGAAAATTAAGGTGTATACCAAAAGTAACACAAGAATCAATCAGTGGAAACCCTGATATTGATGTAATAAATTTTCCGCCCAACCCTTGTTCTGGTTATATACATATGGTTGATTTTAAATCTTCAACTAATGCTTGGTTCTTATCATATGTATATGAAGATGGCCAGTGGGTTGAAACAATAGCTATTGTAGGGGGCACACCAGATATAAGTATATCTATAAGTAGTCCTGTTAATAACCTTTTTTCTATACCTCAGTCTAAAGAAGGATTTATTCAAATTACCCCGTCAAATGGAGCTTGGGGGATAGTTGAAGTTATAATACAAAAGCCAACAAACTTTTTTACATTACAAATCTTACCAGGAACAACTACATCAGACTCAACAGCAGTCGGCAATCCAACTTGGAATATAGTAGAAAGTTCAACAACCTTTACACTAACAAAAACGTATCCGTCATTGGATACTGCTGGTACACGAATTGGTTTTACACTAACAAGTTCTTCGGCAGGTACATACAATATGTCAGCTACTGTTACTGCAGGAAGTGGTAATGAATTTAATACAGCAAATAATAGTGCTATAAGGTCTTTCATAGCATCATAATCTTTATGAAATAATAATGACTAACTCCGAGTTAGAGAGAAAAATAAAGCAACTAGAGCAAAAATTAAAGTATGATATAGTTATCAGATGCTCTAGTATGCCTACACAAAATGTAGGTAAAATTATAATATTTGACTCTCAGATATTTTTTTGGAACGGGACGGAGTATGAAAGAATATTAACAGAGGATGAGGATAGCATAGGTACTAACATAAACGTTATAG